ACGAGCTGCGCATGGCGGCGAAGGCTGCGGGAGTGCGCGATCCTGACGCGGCTCTCGCTAAACTGCGGAAAGGTCCCATCGGAGGGCTGCGCGGCATCTTCGCGAAGGACCTAAAGGGCTACATTCGCGACACCTGCATCCCCGCTTGGCGTAAATTCGAGGAGACGGAGCGCTTCAAGAGCGGCTCGTTCCCAGGAAACGCGCCGTTGCCGCCCGATCCGCCACCGAAGCACGTGAAGGGGGCCCCGCCGTGGGTGCGGGAGAGCCACGCCGCGTTCTGCGAGGCCAACGAGCTCAAGCTGAAGCAGGAGGCCATGGCTTTCGACGACAGCCACCACATCCCCCCGGGCAACCTGCAGCCCAACGACGCGGCTGAGGCGTTCACCCTGTTCCTGCTCCGGCGGGTCACCGAGGCGGCGTGAGCCGCCTGGTAACGGTCTGTGACGCCTGCCTCAGGGCCTCGTGCTGGCACGGCACGTTCCCCTGCGACAGTTTCCTAGAGGCCGGCACCGTGGTGCTCGCTGCCACGGAGCTCGACCTGCTGAACTTCGAGGACAAGTCCTGCTACTCGGACGAACGGATCAGGGAGATGGAGGGAACGCCATGCTTGGCATGACCGGGCGCAACCACCCGAGCGTGGTCAAGCGCAAGGGGGCCGACGACAGCGTGGACGATCGGGAGACGCCGCCGGACGTCTTCGACCCGCTGGATGCCGAGTTTGATTTCACGCTCGACGTTGCCGCCGCGCGGCACAACGCCAAGTGTAGGCGTTACTTCGCGCTCGGTCCGAGCCCCGCGTTCAACCCGAAGCAGCTCGCGCTCTTCGACGAGGTTCCCGTGGGTGACCCGGACGCCGTCGCCATCGATGGCCTGGCGCAAGAGTGGGGAGCAAAAGAACGCGTCTGGTGTAACCCGCCGTTTAGCAACATCGAGCCCTGGGTGGCCAAGGCTCACGGGTGCGCCGCAACCGTCGTGATGCTCCTGCCCGCGAATCGCACGGAACAGCCATGGTGGCAAACTTACGTGGAGCCCTATCGAGATGGGTATCCGTATTGGACGCCGTTGCAGACCCGGTTCCTCGCCGGCCGCCGGTGCTTTCGGAACCGAGGGGCTTCAATCACGAACAGGACCAGCCGTAACCCGCCCTTCGGGGTGGTGATCGTCATTTGGGATAGGAGGGTGATCTCATGAGCCAGCAATTTCCGCCGGGGTGGACGGATGCCGTCCGGGGTGCAGCGAGCCCGGATGAAGCGACACGGGCCAAGGCCCTCGGGGTCGAGCCGCGCAAGTGCTTCCGCATCGATGAAGGCCGCATCTCCGAGAGCCGGCGCCGTGGTTCACGCCGGGGCGCCGCCGGCAGGCACGCGCTCAAGAACCTGCCGCCCATCGAAGAGGACTGACCCGCTTCTGGCCTGAACGTTCGCGCTCTCTTGTGCGCGACCAATATTGTTGTATCTTGTTTCGAGAGGTGCTCTTGTACTATGTCGAATTTGCATCTCGCGCCCTGCTCATGTCCGGCGCGGACCCAGACGACCTGAGCTGGACCCGAACGGAGCGGCGCTTCGACACCTACGACCAGGCGAACGAGGAATCATTCGAGCTGGGCATGGGTCATGGCGAATTCTATTTCAGGGTGAAGGAAGAGATCATGGAGAACGAATACGAAGCTGTCGTGCTCGACGCGCAATGCGGCGTGTGCGGCTCGCACCTAGAGCTGGCGGAGGGCGGGCGCGACCACCTGGTGCAGTGCCCGGTGTGCAACGAAGAGCCCGCGGCGGGGGCGACGCCAGCCGACGCGCTCTCCAATTGGCTCGAACGGCAGCCGGGCCTTTACCGTCCCTCCGATCTGGCAGAGCCGCTGCCGAAGCACCCGTGGGTGGTGGAGGTCAACGGCTTCCCCTTCGACTCGCTCACCGAAGCCGAGGGCTATGCCCAGCGCTCGGGCCACCCCATCTACTGCCGGCTGGCATCCAGCCAGAAGGAGGCGGCCAATGGCTGACCGTCCCAAGAGCATCGCGCTAATTGATCTCAGCTACCTGTTCAAGAAGCGCTACCACACCACCACCGACGGCGTGCCGCTGTCGGCTGCCAAGAAGACTCTCCAGGATCTGGAGAGCCTCAAGCGCGGAGTCGACCACGTCATCATCTGCCGGGACAAGCCGCCCTACAAGCGGCTGGAGGTCTACGCCGAGTACAAGAGCAACCGCCCCGAGCCGGAGCCGGAGGAGACGGCGCAGCGCCGGTGGCTCGCGGCCGAGGTCAAGCGGCTCGGCTTCAACGTCGCGTTCTGTCAGGGCTACGAAGCGGACGACGTCATGGCGACCCTGGCCCGCATCTATGGCGAGTGGTGCGCGGACGTGCGGATCGTCGGGCCCGACAAGGACATGGCCCAATGCGTGACGCTCTCCAACAACGTCGTGCAATTCATCCCGCCGCACGGTGAGCGCGATTGGCAATTGCGGAACTGGGACGCGGTAATCGAGAAGTTCGGTGTCGCCCCGCCGCTCATGCCGTTGTGGCAGGCGCTCTGTGGCGATTCCGGCGACAACGTCCCGGGCGTTCCCGGAATCGGGCCGAAGAAAGCGACCGAGCTATGCCTCCGGTACGACACCCTGGCCCGGCTGGCGGGGGGCATGGCGGAAGAGGCGCGCCTGAAAAACCCACCCAAGTACGTGACGGCGCTCGCCGAGCACTGGCAACAGCTCACGGTCTCTCTGCAGCTAGTCACGCTCGACACCAACGTGCCCATCGATGCGGAGAGCTACCTCGTCAAGCACACCCCGGTGCCGGAAGCCCCCAAGAGGAACGATATGGACATCGAAGTCGACGGATATGTAGGGAACGAGACGCCCATGCCGGCAGCGCCGCCCGCCGATGAGGTCAAGCCGAGCGAGGTGCACCCGGTGGCGCAGCAGGCCTACCGCGAGAAGTTCCCCGCCAACGACTCGCCGCCCGTCGCGCCCAAGGTCGCCAAGGATGCCGAGTTTGAGGAGCAGTACGACCGGGAGCGGCAGCGCAACGAAGAGCACGACACGGTCAGCAATACCCCGGGCGACAAGCGCGCGGTGCCGGCGCAGCCGAAGCCCCGCCCGGCAGTCTCGACCGCGCTCGCCACGGCGCCGACCGTCACCCAGCATTCCAAGTACGGGCTGGTCACGGCAGACCTGCAGCCGCTCGACTTGACGGCGGCCTACTCGGTGAGCGAGTGGCTCGTTAACGGCGGTCTCTACCCGCAATTCAAGACGCCCGCGCAGGTGTTTACCATCATCGCCCGGGGCAAGGAGCTCGGCATCGGGATGACCACGGCCCTCGCCGGTCACCATATGGTCGACAACAAGCCGACGGCGAGCGCGGATCTCATCCGGGCCCTGGTCGAGCGGGACCCCAACTTTGACTACCTGATGCCGATCGAGATGAGCGCGACGAAGGTCGTGTGGGAGGGCAAGCACAAGCGGCACCCGAGGCCCGTGACCTTCACCTACACCATCGAAGAGGCGAAACAGGCTGGGTTGGTGCGTAAGACCAGCTACGGAAAAGAGAGCAACTGGATGCTGCGCCCGCAGGACATGCTGACGAAGACGGCCGGCAGCAAGCTGGCGCGCCTGCTCTGGCCCGGTGCCACCATCGGGCTCTACTGCCCGGAAGAGCTCGGCTACGGGGAGGACGAGCTCAAGGTGGAGGCGGCGTGAAGGACATCGTTGCAGAGATAGAGGCCACCATGACCCCGGCGCACCTGGAGGCGGAGCGGTACGCGGGGAGCCTGGAGGCAGCGCTCGACCGGATCCATGCCCTGTGTGAAGCGGCCGAAGTGCTCGACTTTCTGACGGCGGAGCAATACCGGGACCGGTTCCTGCCCCGAATCAAGCTACTCGCCCGGGTGAGGGACGACCGGTTCACCATCATCAACCGGGCTGGGTGAGCAGCGCCTCCCGGATGAAGGCGGCCCACTCGGCCGCCTTCTTCTTGTCCCGGGAGCGGAAGTAGAGCACGCGCCAGCCGAGCAGCGCCGCCATGTTCAGTTTCTCGTAATCCTTGTCGGCGGTACCGAAGCGCTGGTGACCGGAGCCCTGCACCTCGATAGCCAGGCGCTGCGACGGAAACGCGAAGTCGAAGCGCCAGCGCCGCTCGGGATGAAAGCGGTACTCGCGTGTCAGATCCCAGCCCGCAATCGCGACGAGAGCGAGCTCAGTGGCGAGGGCCTCTTCCGCTGCGCTTCTCGCGCTCGGACGGCGGGGGGATGACGACGGTGGGGGCTTGGGACTTTTGGTACGCGCGGGCACCTTCCGCCTTTAGCTCCACCAGCTCACCCGCGGTCCATCTCTTTTTCCCGATGCGCTTGCGGCGCAGCCGGCGCCCATCCACCCAGTCGCTCAGGCCAATGGCGACGAAGTAGGCGCAGCGCACCACGAACAGCACCATGGCATCGAGCATCATGCTTCCTCGATGTGGCCCAGGTCCTTGAACTTCTCGTCATTGCTGCGCCCGTCCTTGTTCCAGTCGAGCCCAAGGCGCACGGGCACACCCTCATCGATGGCGACCGCCTCGATGAAGCCCATGATGCGGCCGAAGCGCACGCTGTCGTTCCAGTCCGCGACCGTGAAGGGCGCTGCCGGGCGCAGGTCTGCCGCGCGGCTCGGGTCCGCGTTGTGCTTGCTGTTCGGGTAGCGCTTGTCGCTATGGCCCGTCTTGAATGCCTGGTCCTGGTCGATCTTGTTGCGGTGCCCACAGATGACCGCGAAGTCGAGCCAGAGCGGAGCGCAGCGGATCGCTTTGCGCAGCACCCGCTGCAGCCCCGCCGAGCAGGTGGCCACGTGGTATTCGCTGAGCGCACTGAAGCGGCAAACGTCGAGGATCTTCACAGGCCAAACACTCCGAGCACGCTATCGATGGCGTCTCCGTATTGGGGAAAGAGCTTGGCTGCCATGCGCAGGACGACAGCAGCCATGGTGACATAGCTCGCGTACTTGCCCGTCAGCACCGCCGCCTGGCGCGCCGTCACCTTCGGCGGCGGCAGCACGGTGTCACCCTTGCCGTTTGCGACATACGCCCGTAACAAGGCGGCCTCTTCGTGCAACACATCGAAGCGGCGGTTGATGGTACTACCAAAGCCGTCGATCATCAGCGCGTGTTGCTGCAGGCGTTTCAGCGTGAGGTCGCTATTCAGCTCCAAACGAGCAAGCCGCTCGGAGAGCGGGATCGGTGGGGCGCCCCTGTCGACGAGCGACAAAAACGGCTCACGTGGGCGCGGCGGCTTCATCTCGTCCGACATGGGGTGCTCCTCTGGATACACTCCGGCGTCGCCCGGTGTAGGCCGCACGGTACCCGTGTGAGCTCACACCTGACTGCCCGAGCAAAAGGAATGCTGGCGCTTCAGTATACTGCACACACGCGCACCGGTCAAAAGTTGACCTAGCCCCACGGCGTGGATATATGTTCGACCCGTTAGCTGCAACCGAGGTGGAGGATCGGGTGGTAATCCTTCTCAGGCCGGGGCGTTTCTCTCTCTGTTTGCCCCGCGCGCGAGCTCCCGGCGCAGGCCGATCAGGGAGCCCCCCGGTGGGGTGAAGCTTTTGAGCTTGTGCTTACACGAGCCGCTCAGCTAGAGCCGCCCCTACCTCGGGGCGTGGAAGCGTGAGGCGTCCCCCCCCCCACCCGCGCGGAGTGCGTCCCGAGGTTCTATTATGCAACGAGCTCGACCGAGCCGTTGCCGGTCACGACACAGACGTCATCGGTATTCGTGCTCGACAGCTGAAGGATCTCCGTGCTCTGGATCACGATGTTCGGGTAGACGATGATCGTCGTCGGGCCCGCGGGTACCGGGAAGATGAGAACGCGGGTCGTGGAGCTGTCCGCGCTTATCGACAGGTGAATGTTGGTCGCGGCCGCACCTGCCGCGTTCGCCATCGTCATGCTTTCGAGGCGCGTCAGCTGCCCCGTCGTATTGGTGTAGACGGTCTCCGCCGTCGTGTCCGCGGTCGTGAAGAACAATCGCTTTCGGAGTGCCATTACGGAATGCCTTTCGTGCTCTACCCTCGGGCGCGTGCGGAAGCCGCCGCGTACGCTTCAGGGATGAAGTGGATGTTGGTGCTCTTGGGGTGCGTGGCGTGCGGCGGCGCGACGGAGCCGGGGCCGTTAGAGACCGGGCCCTGGTGTTGCTTCGATGATGCGGCGGGGCAGATGACGTGTGAGCTCTCAGCGGCGCGCACCGAAGCTTGGACGGCGGGGCCCTGCTGGGATGCGACCCTGCCCGAAGAGTCGCCGCTGCACCCGGGGCGATGAGTCACGTGAACTCCCGGTAGATGACGATGCCGGGCATTCCGCTGCCGCCCGTGAAGTTCGACGCGATCACGTATGCGGCAGCGCCCGAACCACCGACACCGACCTCATTGAAAGCGCCCGTGGCTCCGTTCAGGCCCGTCCCGGATGTCACGATGATCTGCCCCCGAGGACCCTGGCAGAGGCGGGTGCCGCCCCCGTCGCCCCCGATGCAGCACCCGCTCGTGTTGCTCGCGTTGCCGCCCGTCTGACCGTAAGCGTACTCCTGGCCGCCGAAACTAGGCACGCCACCCGCGCCGCCGCCGATGCCCTTCACGGCACCGTTGGCTGTCATCGCGAAGCCGCCGCTGCCGGCGTTGGTGGTGCCGAGCTCGGTGGTGAACGTGTTTACGCCCGCTGAGCCATCGGTGGGGGTCACGCCCGTGCCGCCCGCGCCGCCCGCCCCCACGCTGTAGTTGGATGTCGCGCCCGCAATCGTGAACCAGCCCGCGTCGTAGGCGCCGCCGCCGCCGCCGCTGCTCTCGGCGCTGTCACCCGCCGAGCCGCCACCCTTGACGCCCCCCGCGCCGCCGCCGCCGGACACCTGCTCGATGTAAACGAGGCGTGCCGTGGTGAGGTAGGTGTGGGTGCCTGCTCCCGTGCGGTAGACGGTGGTACGGAGCCAGCCCGCGGTCATCGCCCCAAACCCGAGCGTGCCGCCGCTCTCCCGGAGGAAGTGACCCGTGCCCGAGGTGGTGCTGATATCAGCAGGGTCGCCCGTGCTGTTGGCGCTCCTGCCAATCACGCTGAGCGCGCCGGAGTTGCGGATCTTGGCGTTGGTTATCGCGTCGTCTGCGATGCCCGCTGTGGCCACGGTGCCAAAGCCGAGGTTGCTGCCACTCTCCCGGAGCACGGCGCCGCTGGCCGCCGTGGTGCTGATGTCGGCGGGGGTCGCTACGCTGTTGCCCGAGCGGCCCATCACGGACAGGGCCGCGCTCGTGCGCAGCTTGACGTCAGTCACGGCGTTGTCGGCGATGCCCGCGGTCGCGACCTGGCCGAAGGCGAGCACGCTGCCGCTCTCTCTCAGCACCCGGTCGGTGCCAGCGGTCGTCGAGATGTCCGCCGGATCCCCCGTGCTGTTGGCGGCTCGCCCGATGACGGACAGGGCGACCGAGTTGCGCAGCTTGGCGTCCGTCACGGCGTCATTGGTCAGACCACCGGTAGCGATGGTGCCAAACCCGAGCGTGCTCGCGCTCTCGCGCAGGACCGCATCCGTCGCCGCCGTGGCGCTGATGTCGGCAGGGTCTCCGGTGCTGTTGGCGGAGCGCCCAATCACGGACAAGGGACCCGAGTCCCGGACCTTCGCGTTGGTCACGGCGTTGTCGGCGATGCCCGCCGTCGCGACCGTCCCAAACCCGAGGACGGAACCGCTCTCCCGGAGCACCGCCGCGGACGCGGCCACCGCCGAGATGTCGCCCGGGTCGCCGCTAGAGTTGGCGGCCCTGCCGATTACGGACAGCGCCCCCGAGTCCCGGAGCTTGGTGTCGGTGACGGTGTTGATGTTGATGGTCGAGACGAAGGTGCCGGCGGGGATCGAGACGTCGCCCGTCACGGCGTTGAGGTAGGCGCCTGCGCCCACCAGGCCCTCCGCGCCGTCGTCACCGGGGAAGCCCGGGGGTCCCGCTTGCCCCGCGAGTCCGGGCGGACCCTGCGCACCCGGCACACCCTGTTGCCCCTCGTCGCCATCGTAGGCGGGTGGCCCCGATTGCCCCGGCAGTCCGGGCGGACCTTGAGGCCCCGGGGGGCCCGGGTAGCCATCGTCGCCCTGCACGCCCGACTCGCCCGGGGGCGTGTAGAGCACGGGGGGCAGGACCCCATCCGTCGGGGCCTCGAAGGCCATCAGCGTCAGCCGGGAGAGCGCGGTCAGCTGCCCCTCGGTGGCGCCAACCAGCTTGGTCCCGATGTGGAAGATGTTGGGCCCGTAGACGCCCTTGAGCGGATTGATGGGGGTCGCGTCGCTCGTGCGGTCACCGATCGAGATGAGCCCGTCCGGGGCGGGTAGCGTCCCGTAGACACCCACCCCGACGAACACCACCGTTTGCAGGACACCGTTGACGGTAATCACCGCCTTGAGCGCGTCGGTGGCCGCCGTCGAGTCGTACTCGCAGGTGATGAAGTGCCAGCCGAGCGTTACGATGGGGGTGCTGGTGGTGGCTGTCTTGAAGCTCGGGAGGTTGAAGAGCGTCCAGGTGACGAAGCCCGCGTTGATCGTGATCTCGAACTTGTTGCTCGCGTCCGCGGCGGCGACGCGACCCGCCAGCACGGAGTAGACCGCCGCGATGGCGTCGATTTTGATCCAGAAGGCGAAGCCGAACGCAGTCGTGCCGTTGTTGGTGGCCGTGCGCGGCCAGAACAGGACGTTCTTGGTCGAGGCGAAGCGCATGGTCGGCAGGTAGTTCGCCGAGCGCTCGACGACGGGGCGGAGCGCGGCCGTGACCTGCGTCGCCGGGTTCGCGTTGAAGACGTCCGGCAGATTCTCGACGCCGCCCACCCCATCCACCGTGGCCATCGCCACCCGCAGCCAGGCCGTCACGCCCTGGGCTGCGATGAGTGACTGGTCCACTACCGACGGCGGGGTCACGGTCGGCACGGCACCCGTGCTCGCAACCCCCGGGATGAAGCCGATGACGATGGCCTCCCCGTCCACGAACGGATTGACGTGGCTCGACTCGATGGGTGTTACCGTCAGGTCCCAATAGGCGCCCTGATCCACCATCGCCTGCAGGTCAAACCGCAGGTAGCGGGTCGGGTCGATGGAGTCCGAGAGCGTGATCACGCCGAGCGGGGCGGTGCTGCTGCCCGCCATCACGTCGAGCCAGGGCGCCACGTCGACCAGGCGCGCGTTGTTCTGGCTGAGGCGCACGGTCGTCGCCGCGTTCTGCGTCGCGCTGTCGAGCCGCAGGCGCCCGACGGTCGGGTCGGCGTTGGCGGTCTCCGTCGAGAAGTAGTGCCCGAGGGGGTTGCCGGAGGGGGCGTTGTCGGTGACCTGGCGGTAGATGTCGTTCACCGCCGCCCGCGAGCTCCGGAGCGCGGGGTAGACTTCCCGGTTCAGGTAGTCGATGAGGTTGGGCAGGGTGGGCGAGCCCGTAAACGGACGCACCGCACGCTGCACGCCCGCGCGCGACTGCTGGGTGAGCGCCGCCTGCCGCTGCGCCTCGGTGAGCTGGCGGTCATCGCAAGCCACTCACACCTCCAGCGCCGAGACGTCCGGGTGCCGCACGAACTGGGTCTCCTGATCCGCCTGGGTGACCGCGCCCGTGCCCTGCCAGGCGCCCGTGTGGCGCTCCGCCTTCCGGGTCACCCACACCACGTGGTAGACGCCCGCGCTGTCGCGCACGACGGGGTTAGCCCCAATCGGGTAGTGGGTGCCCGCGACCGGGGCGGCGTTGTACGTCCACTGCAGCTCCGTGCCGCCGATGCCCTCCCGGAGCCAGAAGGTGATGACGGTCGGATCGGTGGCGACGCCCGCGGTGTTGAGGAACCGCTCGGTGAACGTGAGGGGAGAGCCGATGTGGTTCGCCATGGTCAGACCAGTGTGAGGCTCGCTTCGACGCGGAGCAGCCCGGTCGCCCCCATGCGGAGCACCAGGTAGTTCAGGCTCTGCGCGGCCGCCGCCGTCACCAGGATGCTCGGCACCTCCACGTCGCCCCCGCCCCCGACACCCGAGACGGTGAAGCTGAAGCCCGTGGCCGCGTCCCGGTTGCGCAGGATCATCCGGTTGCCGTAGCCCCCGACGGCTGTGCCGGTGTTGGCGATGGGTACGCTGGCGAGCGCCAGGCTGTCGGAGCTGCCCGATCCGAAGGGGGTGTTGGCCAGGTTGAAGACGGCGAGGGCCGTGTTCGTCTGGTAGAGGGTCGCCGTCGCCGTGCCCGAGCCGGTGCCGAGAAACGTATCCAGCCCGTCGAGCATGATTGCCCGGCAGCCGACCGCGAGCGTGACGCTCATACGAGGACGTCCGTGCTGGCGACCTTGCTCCGAGACTTCTCGCTCTGCAGCGCCAGGTTCGCGCTGAAGGCGTTCGTGTCCTCCGTCGCGTTGGTCACGGTGAAGCGGAAGCGCACGTCCTTGTAGTGACCCACGTACACTTCATCATCGTTCACCACATCGTCGTTGAAGGTGGCCGAGGTGTAGAAGGTGTTCCACGTGGAACCGCCGTTGTCGGAGAATTGTCCGATGACGGTGCCCGTGATGCTGCCCGTCGCCCCGTCGAAGAGCAGCGAGTAGGTGAACCACTGCTGCCCGAGCAGGTGGAAGCTGTTGCCCGGGGGGAAGGCCGTGACGCTGCTGAACAGGTCGACGGCGACGTTTTGGACCGGCAGCGCCGTGCCCGTGTACTTGATGATCGTCTGGCTCATTCTTCACTCCTGCGCTGCCGCGTCTTGGTTTCCGTGTGGCGTACCCGCACCTTCTTGCCACTGGTCGCCTTGGTGTCTTTGGTCTTCGCCTCGTAGCCAGGGGCCCGCGCCTCGTCCCGCTCCCGGATGCGTTCCTTGGCCTCCGCGTTGCCTTCACCGTACCGGGTGAGCTTGGCGGAGCTGCCGCCGGCCAAGTTCGTTTCCTTGGTGATGTAGCGGCTCGTCGGGTAGCCGAAGCGGATGTTGCTCTGATCGTAGAGCCGTACCGGTGACAGCGGGTGGCGCGACTGGCCTTCTCGGCTCTGGTTCATGCGCGACACGATGCCTTCCAATGGGTCGAGCGAGCGGGCGTGCCGGAGGTCGTCCGCGACTCCTGCCCGTTCGGCCATGGCCTGCATGGCGCCGAGGTCCTTGCTCTGCCCCGGCTGCTGCTTGGCGACGCTGACCACCTTGTCGTAGACGCCGTCTGGTGTCTTGTCGGCACCCACCCGGCGCCCCGTCTCCTTGGTCTGACCGATGTCGCGCGCGTGGCCCTGCTGCATCTTGGACCAGCCGCCGGGCACACCGTCGAGCGAGCGGGCGTCGCGGTCCCGCAGGGCGGCGTTGTGGATGTCGCCGAGGTCCCGGTCGTTGATGGTGTCCTGACCCTTGCGGCGCAGCTGCCGGATCGCTGACTCGTGGTGCTGGGCGTTGTACTTGCGGGGCTGGACGTAGACGGTTTTGATCCCGCGCGCCTTGAGCGACGCCTCGAACGTCTGAGGCTCCATCTGCTGCTTGGAGGGGGCCTTCGCCGCCTCCGCCTTCTCCTTGTGGTCGTGGGCCTTGCGGCGCCTCCAGCGCGCGCCCTCGGGAGGGTTGGCCGTGAACTCCGCTTCCGAGGCGGTTCGGCGGGGCTGGGCGGCCTCGTGCTGAACGGTGACCTTTGGCCCGGGCGGGGTGGGGGAGCCCGCCTTCTCGCCCGCGGTCGGCGCCCGCGAGCCCCTCACGGCGGCGTCCGGGGCGGCCTTGTCGATGTTGCTGCCCCCGAGCTGCTTGCGCCCCGGCTCGTAGCGCGGGGTCCGCGCGATGGCCTTGGGTGTGGTCGCCAGGTCGTCGGCGGTCCGCTGGGCGAGCTCGCTGTTGCCGCTCTCGAGCTCGGGGCGGCCCGACCCCTGCCGGCGAGGCCTGGTCGCCAGCTCGTCGGGGGCGCCGCCGGTGCTGGCGAGCGCGGAGCCCTCTTCGGCGGCTGGGCTCGCTGCGCGCTGTTGCCCGGGGCGGCCAACAGCCTTCTTCTCGTCGAGCGCCCGGAGCGTGCGGCGGCGCCAGACGGGGTTGAGCCAGGACGAGGCCTCGCCCACGTCGATGGGGATGGCACCCTTGCTGGGCGAGAGCGAGACGCCGCCGATGTTGGCGTTGAAGATGCCGCGAATGGGGTTGTCCGCGTTGGGGGTCCCGACCGGGGTCGGGTTGTTGCCGTCGATGGAGGCGGTGCGCTCGCGGAGCTTCTTGACCAGCGTCTCGGCGAGGTTCTGGGCGGGTAGGAGCTGGCGGCCCTCGGGGGTGGAGTAGACCGCCTTGTTCTCCTCGCCCACCCGGAGCTTGGTCTCCTTGGTCGCGCCCTTGGCAGCCTCCGCGATGGGCTTCTCCAGGCGCTCCGCGTACACGTCCACCGGGCTCACGCCGCCCCCGGGGCGAGCGGCGGCGATCCTGCGCACCTCGGCCACGGGCGCTGGGTCCCGAAAGCCGTAGCCAAATTCCGGCTCGATGCCGAGGTTCTCCAGGCGCTCGGGGATGCGGCCGTAGCGCGGCCCTTCGCGCACGTCTTTGCCGTGTAGGCTCGAAGCCTTCCCGAGCGCGACGCCCGGCAGCGCCCCGAGCCCCCCGAGCCCCGTGGCTTTCAGGGTGTCCATCGCGGCGTCCTTCAGGTTCGTGCCGGTCTCCCCCGTGGCGGCCAGGTTCTGCGCGGCGCGCGTGCCGGCGCTCGCCACCTGGTTCACGCCCGCGGCGGCGGCGCCGTTGCTCACGCCCCGGAGCATGCCCGGGGCCTGCCCTGCCACCGCGCCCGTGCCGGCGATCCAGTCCCACAAGGCGTTTGCCGGGTTCCACTCGACTAGGCCCTTGATGCCGCTTCCGGCCGTTTCTGCGGCTTCCCCTGCCGCTGTGCTCACGGCACCCGCGACCTTGCCGACACCCTTGCCGGCGAGCCCGACGGCGCCCCCGACGAGCCCCGGCACGATGCCCGCCACCTGCCCCGCGGCGTGCGCGACGGGGTGTTCTTCGCGCAGGATGTCGTCTTCTTCCTTCGCAGTCGGCGCGGTCGACGGGGGACCCGGCAGGCCATACTTCGCTTCCGCTTGGCGCAGCGGGGCCTCTGCCGCGCCGCTCTCGCGCGCAGACGTGCCGGCGCCGAAGTAGCCCGTCTCGTCTACGCCCATGATGAAGGCACGGGCCCCGGCGAGCGCGGGGCCCTCGGGCCCGAACGTGCTCTTGAGCTTGGTGGTGAGCGAGTTGAGTACCTCGGCGCCCTTGCCTTCCCTCAACCAGGGCGCCTTGCTCTGGCGGTAGGGCGTCTTGCCTGCCTTGACCGCCTCATCGGCGACCCGGCGCCACTCGTGGTCGTTGTAGGCCTCGTAGACGCTGTCGCCGGGCTTGATCGCCATCACCGCCTCGGGCGAGAGCGGCATGTCGTACCCGAGGGCCTTCAAGAGCTCGGGCTGGTTCAGGATCTTCTCGCGCACCTTCGCGGCCGGCGCGTCGTAGACCACGACCGTACCGTTGGGGTTGCTGAGATCGCCCCGGACCCATTCGTCCTTCGCTGCCTCGTCGCCCTTGGGGTGACCGGTGGCGGGCTGCAGCGCCAGCACCTGCGGCTGCAGCGGCACGTCCGGGATGATCTTGGCCTTGATGGCATCGATCTTCGCTTGGTCGACAGTCTCGGGCAGCTGGATCTGCTGGGCCGCTTTGCCCATGAATGCGTCGTCGAACTCCTGCAGAGCGGCCTGGGCCTTGGCCATCACCTCCGGGCTGAGCTTGTCGCCGCTTTCGGCGAGCTTGGCCTTGAGCCGTTCGTACTGCTGCGCGCTAATCGGCATCCGGCGTCTCCTTCAGGATATCGAGCACGCCCTGGTCGACCTCGTCTTGGGCCGCGGGCGCGGCCTCCGCGGCCTCTTCCTTCGCGTCGTCTACGGCTTCGGGCTCGTCTGTGGCGGCGCCCGTCTTGCCGAAGGAGAAGGCGGCGATGCTATCGACCGTGATGTCGCCGCCGTCCGCGGGCCGCCAAGGCGCGTTGGCCTTCCACTGCTCGGAGTCCTTCTTGTAGACGACGGTGTTGCCCGGCTTGCCGATGAAGGCGGGCGCCGCAAACGCGAGCGCGTAATCCTCGGGACGGCTCTTGGCAGTGAGGCCCTTCTTGTCGATGTAGTCCATCACGTACGGGATCTGCTCGGTGACGGGCAGCGCCCCGAACTCGTCCGCGTCCTTGAAGCCGTAGCTCCGCGCCGTCTCGTCCGTGAACTGCCCGAGCCCGCGCGCGCTACTGTGGTCGTTGGCGGCCGTGCCCTTGAAGCCGCTCTCGCCGCCGAGGACCTTGATCACGTAATCCGGGTTAAAGCCGTAGTGCTCGGATTCTGCGCGAACGGCCTTCTCCACCGCGGCCGGGTCCGAGCTCGGCTCGATGTCGCCCGGGACGCCGCGCGCCGCGCTCTTGCCGGCGGCGCCCGGAGCCGCGGGGGCCGCGGGGGCGTTGGCTCCCTCGGGGGGCAAGCCCTTCTCTTTGAGCCAGGCGTCGCGGTAGGCCTTGGGGATGTTGCCGCGCGCGTACTCGCGCAGCCCTCGGGCCACGTCCGCGTCCGGGGTTGCGGACGCGGACTCCTCGATGGCGTCGAGGTAGCCGTAGACGGAGTTGTCGTCCAATTCGATGCGGTGCTTCACGACGCCGACCAGCGACTTCTTGCGCTCCTCGCTCATGCCGCCCGCGACCATGCGGGTAAACACGTCGACAATCTGATCGACCGTGCTCATCGCGTCGATACCTAGGGCGACGGCGAGATCCTTGTTGGACTGGGAGCCCTTGCTCCCGAGCATGTTGGGCAGCTCGAAGGCGATGGCGTAGTCGTTGTCGGGGTCGGTATCGGTGAGCAGGAACTTGATGTTGTTCGCCGCATCCGAGCGGGTGATGGCCCCGGCGATGTTGTTGTCGTAGATCTCCTTGGCCTTGGCCGCGCCGCTCTTGACCAGGGACTCGATGTCGTTCCTGTCGAGAGGCTTGTTCGCGTCGGCCTCTGCCTTGCGGCCCTCCTTGGCGAGGTCGTCTTGGGTCGCGAAGTCCCGGGCCATGGCCGCGTCCGGGCCTTGGCGCATCTTCTGGGCTTGCTCCAGCGCCTTGTCGGCGGGTAGCCCTAGGCCAGCGACGCCCGCGTTGGTGGCGCCCACGCTCTCTTGGTACCGGTCCGGGTACGCGCTCTGCAGCGCCCCGAGTGCCGGGTTGAGCCGGCGCGCGATTTGTCCCTGCTGCGCGCCAAAGTCGATGGTGTCCCTCCGAACCGAGCCCATCATGTCAGGGGCGTCGGGCTGGCGGATGGGCACGCCGGGCTGGGTGTTCGCCTGCTCGATGGCGGCGCCTACCCTGCCCGCGAGCTCGTCACCCGTGACGGTCGGCTCGGCGAGTGAGCCGCGTTCCTGCCCGTCGAGATCGTACCCGAGCGCGCTCAGCCGATTGAGCGATTGCGGCGCCGTCTCGTTCTCCCCGTAGGGCGACGCCGTGGCCATGCGCTCCGCCTCCTTGGCGGCCGTCGCCTCCGGGTCCATGTCGAAGCGGTAGGTGGGCATCCCCGCCTCGTCCTCGCCCAGCCGCTCGAAGCCCATGCCTGACTGATCCAGGCGCGGCGACAGCGCCTCGATGCCCTCGAAGTCGCCCGCGTCCCGGTACTTGGACACGTCGCCCATGAGCTTGTTCTGCTCTAGCGTCTGGGCCGCCTCGGCATCGGCTTCCGCCTTCTGCTGGGCGAGCGCGGCAGCGGCCTCTTGCTGGGCCCGCTCGCGCTCCATCTGCATCTCCGCCCGGCGCATCTGGCCCGCTTCCGCAATCTGCCGGTAGCGCTCGGATTCCAAGTTGCTGCGCTTGGTCTCCTCGAACTGCTCCCGCATCAGGCGCAGCCGCTCGCGCTCCATGGAGGAATCCCCACCCGCTCCCACAACCGGGGAGAGGGCCTTGAGCGGCGCGAGCATGCTTTGGAAGTCGATGGCCATGGGTCCTCAGATCACTTCTTCTTGGAGTCGGCCTTGTCGGCGACGTCCTTGGCCGCGTCGTACACGGCGCGCAGATCCGTCCGCATCTGTTCCTGCTGCGCCTTGCTCATGTTGAAGCTGTTGAGCGAGGCGCCAACGGTGGCGTTCCAATAGTCGTCGAACGTCTTGAAGTCGCCCTCCTGTAGGCGCGCCATGTTGTCACTGATGAGCCGCTGCACCTGATCGGTCTGCCGCTGGGTCGCCTCGATGGCGCTATTGAGCCGTTCCTGGCGCTGGCCCTCTGCGCCCTGGGCCATCTGGTTGAAGGAGTTGAGCCGGTTCAGATCGTTGCCGGAGGCCTGGTTGGCGATGTTGGCGCCGGCCACCGTCCGGTTGAGGCCCGTCTGTGCCGCGCTCGCCGCCGCGCCCGATTGCGCCGTGAAGTCCGCGCGGCGCGAGTCGTCCGTGCGGAACGCCGTGTCGGCGCCGAGCCGTTGGCGTTCGAGCTGGGTGCGGTCGGCTGCCTCCATGGCGTTCGTGCGTGCCGTGAAGCGGTTGGTCTCCGCCGTGTCCGCGTTGCTCGCGATGTTGCCGAGCGCGTTGAGCCCCGAGACGCGGGTGTTGGCTGCCGAGGTCGCCTGGGTGTCGGCCGCGTTCGCCATGCTGCCGAGTAGCTCGTTGCGCCCGAGCTCCTGGTTGGCCTGCATGTTGTTGATGTTGGCGAAGGTGTTGGCCCCGGCCAGGTTGGCGTTGAAGGCGTCGGTTGCGGACACGTCGCTCTGGCGTGCCTGGTTGCCGAGCATCGTCTGCTGCCCGAGCGTCTGGTTGCCGGCTTGGTTGGCGAGGTTCCCGAACGTCTCGACGCCGGCCAGGTTGGCGCCGAACGCGCTGAGGCTGGAGAGGTCGCCCTGGCGCGCTTGCTCGCCGAGCAGCTGTTGGCGGGCGCGCTGCTCTTGCGTCCGCTGCATCTCGGCGTCGAAGCTGCGGTTGGCGCGCTGGGCCTCGATGTCCGTAATCACGTTGCCGACGCCGGACAGGGCCTCGCTCGATCCGTAGACGCCGCGCCCCGCGCTCTGTCGGTTGTAGTCCTGGGTCGCGAGCTGTCGGGCCCGGTCGTAGAACGGGTCGAAGTTGGCGATGGGCATGTCACCAAACGCCTGCTGCGTCTGGGCGTACTGCCCCGCCGCCAGGTTCGGGTCGTTGTACTGGCCAATCTGGCCGTACTGTCCCTGCACCTGGTCGTAGAACTGCTGGGCCGCGAGCGGGCCGCTGGATGCGTTCTGCTGGTATTGCCCGAGCGCGTTGTTCTGCCCGTTGTACTGGCCAATCGCGCCGTACTGCCCCGCGAGCTGCCCGAGGCCTTGCTCGCCCTGGGTGCCGCCTGCGAGCGACGCCGCGCTCTGGCCGTACTGGCCCTGGGTGTTGCCGGCGCCCTGGTAGTTCATGAACTGCCCCGCCTGGCCCTGCGCCATCGTGTTGAACGCGCCGGCTGCGCCCGTTGGCGCCATGTTCTGCGCGGCGGAGCGCGCGAACTGCTCGCCGGCAAACGGGCTCATGAACTGCCCCTGCTGCTGGTTCCAATACTGCTCGCCCGCGCCCGGACCGTTGAGCGTGCCGAGGTTCTGGTTCAGCCACTGCTCGCCGCTGGTTGGGTTCTGGGTCGAGTAGGCCGCGTTCTGCAGGAAGGCGGCGGACGGATCCGACTGCAACCGGGTCTGTGTCGACTGCAGCGCCTGCTCGCCGTAGCCCGCGTTGGTGAGGTTGTTGCCCGGATCCTGCAGCACCCCACCCTGGCTCTGGCCCACCCCCGCCTGCTGCGAGCGCAAGGGCGCGGTCGGGCCCGTCGCTTGCGGGGCGCCCGGCACGGGCGACTGGTAGTTCGTGTAGCGCGCGTCCCGGACGCCTTGAGAGACCGGGGGCAGCGTGGTCGGGTACATGCTGGCCATCAGAACCTCCTCTGTTGCTGAACCTGCGTCGGCTGTAGCGGGGTCGCGGCCGGCGGCAGCGGCGTCATGCCCTGCTTGATCGAGGCCTGCCGCGCCTGATCCGCCTGCAGGCGCTGGACCTGCTCCTGCACCTTCTTCTGAATCGCGGGGTCGCCGCCCTGGTAGTTGACGAGGCTCGGATCGACCGCGGCGGGGTCCTTGCCCATGGCTGCGAATTGCTCGGGGCTGAACGCCGCTTGCGGCCCGAACATCTGCGCCATCAGCTGGTTCTGCGGGTTGAACGCGAGCAGCTGTTGGCCGAGGCTATTCATCTGCTGCTGGTGCATGGAGCTCTGCCGCTGCCGCGCCTCCTCCGCCAGCTGCGCCTGCTTGCGCCGGAGCTTGGCCTCGTCGCCGTGCCCACCGAACACGTCGTTGAGCAGCATGCCGCCCGCCGTCGCCGCCTGTAGCCCGCTGATGACCTGCCCGGCGCTCAGGCCTCCGGCAGCCGCCGCGGTGCCCGTGCTCGCGGCCGTGGCCCCGCCAATGGCCGTTGGGGCCGCCAGGGTGGGTGCCGTCATGGCGCCGCCGGTCGTGATGGCGGGGGCCGCCGTGCCGCCCGCCATGGTGCCGCCCGCGGCCGCTGCCGGCGCCGCCAACAGGCCCGCGCCCGTGATGGCTGCCGGGGCCGCCAAGATGCCGAGCGTGAGCGGGTCACGGATGAGCGCGCCGCCGAGGCTGTGGCGGTTCTTCAGCATCCGTCGGCGCTCGGCTTCCGACTGGTACTCGCTCTGATCGGGGTTCTCCCGGCGCCAAGCGTCCTCCGCCTGCCGGCGCCGGTAGTAGTCGACGTTGTTGTTGGCGGTCGTCAGCCCCGCCTGCTGGTTGGCGTAGGCGATGCGCGCCTCTTCGTCCTGCGCCCGCTCCTCGGGGGTCTGGAACGGGGAGAGCACGCCTTGACCGGTGCCCTCGCCGAGAAAGTCGCTAGTGGTGGCGGACATGGTTCAGGAATCCTCCAGGGTGACGAAGTGCTCGGTCGCGCGCGCCAGGTAGAGCGGGTGCACGTCGGGGAACCGGAAGCGCCATTGCCGGCGCCGGTAGACACCGAGGGAGCGCAGGGTGACGACCGGGTTCAGGTCGCCGTCGTCTACTCCGAGCTCGACGGCGACGCTCGTCCAGTCGCTGCCGAGATCGTCGCGGTAGTCGAGCCAGCATACCACGCCCGTCGAGTCGGTCGTGGTGCGCTTGAAGACGAGGTGCACCGCCTGGCAGTGCTTACGGTTGTCGCTGCCCCGGTCGAGAAAGCCGGTGGAGGTGTAGGCAACGATGGGCAGCCCGAGGTCTGTCTCGTGGGTGATGCTCATCGTGCGAATGGTGCCGTCGTCCATGCCGACCACGTTCAGGCCGCCGTCCTGGCGTAGGTGGTGGGAGAGGACCGGCAGGCGGGTGAAAGCCTGTGTCGTCGCGTCGTAGGCGGCCCAGCGGGCCCAGCCGATGCCGGGCTGCAGCGCCAGGGTCTCCGAGTCCGCCTCGAACCGGAAGACGAGGCACTCGGCGAACGAGTCGCTGAAGCGGTAGCCGTAGGCATCGGAAGGGGTGTTGAGGTCGTCGAGCGTCGCCTGGATGGGCGCGCCTACATCCTGCCACTCGCGCCCGTCGCTCAGCACGATGCGGGTCATGTGGTCGACCCACGCGAACTTCTCGTCGACCTTGGTCACGGAGTACGCGGCGAGACACCCAATCTCCTTGGTGATGCTCGGGGCGAAGGTGCTGGCCGTGTCGGGGGCGAAGAGCTGTAGGCTGGTCGCGCCGAACAGGAACAGGTCGTTCGTGTTCTCCGCAATCGCGACCAGGCTGTCGGCGCGCGCCTCCGCGGTAAAAAACCCGGCGGCGCCCGGGCTCGGTGCCCACGTCTCGTGACCGAGGAAGTCGACGATGCCTTGAGACAGGTCCGAGTATCGGACCTTGGTCTGATCGAGCTGGGTGTCGTTGGCGAGGATTCGGCTCGAATTGGGGATGACGTGGGAAGCGAGCGGCGGGCAGCCGCCGAGAAAGCTCATCTCGTGGTAGTCGGCGTTGGTCGTGAAGTTGGGGGCGCTGAAGAGCTCGGGGCGGATGTCGATCTTGCCGATCTCCGCGCCACCTGCGATGACGAGCAATGCTTCCGTCTCTGCGAACGCGGGCCTGGGAAACCGCGTTGTGGCTATGGCTGCGGGCGTTGCCAGGCGATCCTCGTTCGCGACGCCCGTGCCCACTAAGGTCGCCACGCCTCCGACGATTCGATAGACGTTACGGCCCGCGTTGTGCCCGCCTCCGGATGCGTTCACGGTGGCACCTACGGCGTAGAGCACGCCAGGGTGCACGCCGCTCACTGTGGGCGTTCCGCTCGTGTGCGCTACGCGGTCTTCCGTGAGGTACAACCCGAGCACCCCATTCGCGTCGACCGTAGTAGCGGGAGCGACACCCGTGTAGGCGGCGATGCCAGGGCGCTTGCGCAAGGCGCCGCGCTTGTCGACGATGACGTTGACGGCCTCGGGGCTTCCGCCGCCAATCTCTTCCGTCGAGGTTTCGAGAGTTGGACCAAACGGGATCGGCTGGACGGTAGTGGGCACGCTACCAGCCCCCGGTTAGCGAGGCAGGAGCCGCAACGGTCAGTGCCGAAGCGTCCCACGTCATGCGGTCCACTGCGTGGTGTAGGAGAGGATGGCCTGCGTCGGGGTGTGCTCGAACGAGTACCGGAGACAGTCCTTCTTCTTGCCCTCCGCCATGCTGGTCAGGAAGGTGATCTTGTCGCCCGGCATGCTCGAATCGATGGCCACGTAGTAGGCCAGCATCCAGATCAAGGCATCGTACCAGTAACGGTGCAGGTCCGGGCTGTTGTCGCCGTCGGCGTTACTGCCGAGCAGGCGCACGGTCTTTAGCCGCATGGTGCCCGCGTCCGTCGGCACGGGCCAGAACTTGAGCTGCACCTGCGCGCCCTGGCGGAACGAGGCGTAGAGCTGAGGGCGGGTGGAGGTCGAGCCCTTGGTGGTGATGAGCTGCCAGGTCGTCACGTCCACCTGCTTGCACACGAGCTCCCCGGTCGTGTTCTTGGTGTCCGGGTTCTCCGTGGAGGAGATGAACATGGCGTCCTCGAACACGTCGAGGATGCTATCGGGCAAGGTGTAAGCGCTCTCGCCCTGCACGATGGGCAGGTCGTAGAACTGGGTCGTGCGCGCGATGAAGCCTTCGACCGCGAGACTGTCCATGATGACGTCGAGCAGCTGCCGACCATGCTCTAGCCGCGCCGTCATGTTGGCGCCACTGATGCGGGCTTCTACCGGGATGACCCCGGCTCGCTTGTAGGCGAGCAGGATGAGGGTATTGATGCTGATGGGCGCGGAAGGGCTCGTGGCGATCGTCATCAAAACCCCGGCTTGTTCACGAGGGTGCCCGGTGACGAGTAGGTCGGCACCTCGTTGTTGTAGACCTGTTCCACGGTTCGGCGCCGCGCGATGCCCGAGTAGGAGCCGTTGACCGGTACCGGCTCACCCGCAACGAGCGGCGGCGCAAACGCGATGGATGCGTGCGCTTGTCGCGGTGTCCCGCTCGTTACCGTCGCCGTCGTGGCGCCATAGGCTCCCGCCGTGAGCACCAGACCCTTCCAGATAGCAAACCCGCCCCCGTTGCCGCTAACGGTGCCGTCGTCAAAGATCTTGCTGAAGAACGAGAAGGTACTGTTGGCCCCCTCTGAGAAGCGGGAACCGTTGAGGTCGTTGTCACGGGTGCTGATGGCGAGCACTAGGCAGTTGTCCCGGGTGGTCGTGGCCCCAGGGATGGACACGGCGGTGCCGGAAGCAACCGTGTCTCCCGCAACGACGTTGAAGGGGTCGGCGGCGTCGTCGCAGCCACCGAGGAGGATGAATGTCCCGCAGCCGTGGTCTCCCGCGAAGTTACCCGTCGAGATGTTGGCCTCGGGGAACGTGGCCCGTTTCCAGAACACCTGCAGACTGGTCGCGTTGACGGCGTTCGGGGTGCCGATGCCTTGGGCTGCGCCCGGGATGCTGGCCATCGTCGCCGGGGTGCTGATGGGCAGGTTCGCCGTCTCGAAGACGATGAGCCCGATATCACCCGTCGCGTGGCTGGAGGGCCACGTGAAGGTGATGGCTACTCCGGTGGAGCTCTGGACGGCGGCCACGCTCTTGAGCCGGGGCGGGGGCCCAGCAACCAGCGCGTTCGCTTCCCGCACGGGCAGCACGTCCGGGTAGGCCCCGTCGGCAGGACGCTGCAGTCCGAGCTTACTCGCGAGCGCGGCCGCTCGCTTTGCCGTCAGCTCGGACAGCGTGATGGCGTCCCGCCCCGGGCGATCGTTGTCGCACCGGAGCAGGCCGTCACGCCCGCGGCTGAGGGCGCTCCGCAGGTACATCACCCCGCACACGTCGCACCGGGATAGGTGCTCGCCCTTGCGGTCGATGTTGTGCGGAACGCTCCTCATGCCTCTCCATTACGAGTCCGCGTTCGCGTCGGGGGCGATGATGCCCGTGCCACCGGTCGCGTCTGCGCCGTAGTTCTCGAACGTGCCGACTCCCGGCAAGGCGCTCGCGCCGATGGTGATGAGCGACCCTACCGCGCCCGCGCCGAGGTTGGTCGCCGTCATCAGGTAGTTGTTGGCGATGAAGCCCGTGATGGCCGCGTTGGCCACGGTGATACCGACGCCGCCGCCGACGGCCTGGATCTGCCGGATGAAGTTGCCCTGGATCAGGATGTTGGTGCTCGCGGTGCCGGAGATGTTGATGATGGCCGCCGTGCTGTCGAACGCGATGTGGTTGCCCGTGACCACCAGGTTGGCGTTGCCCGGGAAGCCGAACAGGTTGAAGCCGCTCGCCGTGGTGGACTGCACGAAGTTACCCACGAACGAAAACCCGCTCACCCCGGCGGTGAGCTGGAAGATGGTGGCCGCCCCCGCCGCGGGCGAGATGGTGAAGTTGAGCCCCGCGATGGTCGAGCCCACCCACGCGGAGGTGGATAGGAAGCTCGTGCTGTTGCCGCTCACCACGAAGGTCGGGTTGTTGGCCGCGCCCGGCTTGCCTGCGCCGATGACCTGCGCGCCCGGGACCATGCTCGTCCAGGGGTTACCCGCCGCCGTGTACGTCTCGGTGTGACCCGGCAGGACATACACGATGTCGTTGAAGCCCGAGCGGCAGCGAGCGAGGCCCGCGTTCACGGTCGAGACGAGCAGGCCAGAATTGGCGAACAGGTCATCGCCCTCCTGCGCCCCGATGCTCCGAACGTAGGCCGCGACGCGCCCGCCCGGCTTGATGCTGATGCCGTTGGGGCCACCAATCGCGGCGTAGTTGGAGAAGAACGGCGTGCTCATTAGCAGCCCTTACCCTTCTTGACGCCCGGCTTCGGCGCGAACGGCGGAGGCTTGGGCTTGGGGGAAGTCTTGGGTTTGGCCATGGTTCCTCCTTCAGGCGTTGCTGAACAGAATCGCGCGCGGGTTGACCCAGCCGCGCGTCCACCGCGCCGTGATGGCGTAGTTCATCATGGTCTTGTCCTCGGTCACCCAGGTGTTGCTCTTGGGCTTGCGGCGCCAGAACCACATCAGACCGAGCTCGGCGTCCGTGATGAGCGCCCAGTTGGTGCTGGTGTTGTTCCAATACTTGACCGGCACGCCCTGGATGTTGAGGTCGCGGTTGATGGGGTTGATGGCGTTGAACGCGCCCGGGGTCGGGTCGTTCGAGCTGCCGAGCACTTCGCGCCAGATGCCCCACTGCTGCACGGGGTAGACGGCCTTCTTGGCTTCGACGCCGTCAATCAGGCCGTCGTGGCCGACCTGTTGCATCAGCTGCGCCGTCGCGATGGTGAGCGAAGCCTTGCTCGGGCTCATCGGCACGGCGAGGGTGTTCGAGTAGGTGCCGCCACCGGGCAGCGCGTGGGTCGCGCTCGCGAGCGGCTGGCCGTCGCCGCCCACGAAGCTCGTATTGGTCGCGCGCACCAGGATCAGTGTCGCGTCGAAGTCCGCCAGCTTCCACAGCGAGCGCTCGTTGCGCTTGGCGGCCTGGATGACCTTGTCGTACTTCATGTCTTCGAGAGCCTCATCGCTCACGATCATGCGCTGGCCGTAGGTGCGCGCGTTGAAGCGCGTGAGGGGCCCCTCGTAGATGGTGCCGAGCGGGATGCTCTCACCCTCGGGCTTTTCACCAGCCAGCCCGGAGCCGGCGATCTCGTAGAACTCGACGTAGTTGTCCTCCATGGACTTTACGGTCATCCACTTGGTGAGGACGGCTTTGCTGCCCGACGCGCCCGTTTCGTCGGTGTCGATGCCCTCCAGGGTATCCTTGAGGGCTAGGGCCGCTGTGCTGGTGAAAATCTCGCTCATGATTCCTCAGGTCGGAAAGGGGATGCCCGCGCTCATTCGAGGTTGGCGCCGAAGATGCCGGCGTCGGGCGCGACGGCGAGCTGCTCGGCGGTGAACTTGACTTGGAACGTCACGTTGGTGCTCGCGAAGTCCATCGAGTCGCCGGCCTTGCCGAGCCCGACGATGACGAGCTGCAGCTGGTTGGCGCCGCCGGCTGCGAGAGTCGAGACGCCGAGCAGCGGGTTGGCCTTCGGCTGTCCGGTGCCGCTCGTCAGCACGCTGTAGGTGATGGTCGCCGTCTGACCCACGACGGCCAGGCACGCGCTCTTGGTACCGGCGCCAACGACCGCGTCCGCGTCGATCTCGAAGATGTTGCCCGCAACCGGGATGACGGAGACGAGCGGGGCGTTGTCGCTGCCGATGCCACCCGTGTAGGTGGTGCCGCTCGTGTAGAACGAGCCGGGCCGCGGGAAGCCGCCGACGATGACGCGCGGGAAGCCGGCGATGATGCCGAACGTGTAGTCGTCAGAGTCCGCGTTGGCGGTGGTGACGTCCTGGGCCGTTTGCACCAGGCCAATCGTGCCGTCCTCGAACAGGCGCACGGGGTCGCCGATGTTGAGGTTCACGCTGGTGCCGGCGCCGAAGATGGTGACCGGCGCGTAGGCGGTGGCGATGGGGAAGGTGAGAACCTGCGGCGTTTCGCCGCTGCCGATGGCACGCTGAAAGCGGATGCCGTAGCGATGAGTATTGGCCATTGTCGAGCGATCCTTATGGGTGAAGGGTCATGTCTGACGGCTAGGTCAGAACTGCCATTTGCTGCGGTCGTCGTTGCGCATGCGCACGGAAGTAATCCCCTGAAAGCCCCGCTTTTCCTCATCGGACAGCGGATCGATCTCGCGGTTGCGGATGACGTCCTCGATGGCGTTGGCCTTGTCCCAACCCACCTTGTCGATCTGCGCCTTGCGCTCTTTCGAGCACTCCATCAGGACCATGCCCATACTTTTGATGGGGTCGCCCTGCTTGTACTCGTTCCAACCGAGCGTCGGCCGCGCCTCGCTCGGGTCGTACTGCGCGATCTTGTAGCCTTGAGCCTGGTAGAAGGAGACGTTGATGGTCGGGTCGTTGACCTCGCTCACCCAGACGTAGTGCTTGTCCGCGTCGCCCTGTTCGAGGAAGCCCCGGTTGGCGGTCTGCTCCACGGGACGCGGCGGAGGGTCCTCACGCCGAATGCCCCGCTGCTTGCTCCCCTGCGCCTGAACCGTCTCGTCTGCCAACGAATGCTCCGCCTGAAGCCCACCGGGTTCAGGCGAGTCCGTTCGTGGGGTGAACGGTCACCGACGCCCGGCTATGAAAGCACGGGCCTGTCAGGCGGTCAAGCTCTGATAGGTTCTACCTATCAGCGAGCGCCAGGGGGAGCTTGCGCAACAAGGGTTTAGCCCTGCCGCCCACGAGCGCGATCGCGGTCAGCTCGCCACCGATGTCGGGCTCGTAGAACGGCACGACGGCGGTCTGCCCATCCCCTCGCTCCTTGAGCGCCGCGAGCTCCGGCAGGCCTGGCACCGAGAGCACGATGAGGTTGCCGTTCGTCACCGCGTGCAGGAACGCATGCTCCCACTCGCGAACGGCGTGGCACGCCTGCGCCATCTGCAACCCGGGCGGGAGGTCGCCCCTCACCACCACGTACAAGCTGGGTTGGTGCGGGGGGAGACTGGCACTGAGGCAACAGTCTCCCCCCACAGAATTGGCGCGCGGGGAGGGGCTTTCACCATCAACATCCTGACGGTGGGTACAACCCACCACAGGCGCTCTGCCGGAGCAGCCCACGCGAAATTTGGTGCCCAAGGGCAGAATTGAACTGCCGTCCTCCCGGGTCATTACTCCGGGTGCTCCTTCTCCGAGCTGCTCGGGCGGACACTGCTGCAAGGGTGCGCTGTCGCGCTGACGCTCAATGCATAGGGGCCCGCTACCTGGAGCCACTCGCCAAGTCAAAGCAATTTTTTCTCCCGCAAGCGTTTGCCCGTCGTGTTGACCCACTTCTTGATGGCCTCGGCTTCGGGTAGTTCGCTGTAGGCGGCTATCGCCATGCGCCGAAACTCCGGAGTCATCTTGATGCCGCCGGGGCTCGATGAGCTGCCGCCGCCGCCGCTCGATGGGACGCCGCTCATGCGCGCCTTGTCGCTCGCGGATGGGGCCTTCTTCGGGCCCAGCTTGAAGGTGGTGAGCGTCTCCTGCATCACGTCATCCACCAGGTCGGCGGTCTCCGGCTCCCCGAGCGCGAGCCGCCGCTTGAAGGTCGCCTCCGCGTACTGGTGCGCGCGCGGGTCCCGGTAGACCTCGGGGTACTTGTTGACCCAAACCTGGCGCGCGCTCTCTTGCCGCTGCCGGAAGCGCTCGCCCTCTAGCGCCTGCTCGGTGTGGATGCGGGTCTTTCGGCTCTCGACTTCGCGCGCGATCTTCTCGTAGTGGCGCTGCCGTTCATCCGTCCAGGTTCCCGCCTTGATCTCGGCTTGGGCGGAGTTGTAGGCCTCGGTCTGCATCTCGTAGACCGCGTCGAGCTCGCGATCCCAGCGGCTCTTGCCGTCGGTGGGGGGAGCCACCTGTGGCTGGTTGACGCGCCCGCGCAATTCCGCGAGCTCGTTCCGGAGCGCGGCCTGCTCCTCCTTGAGCCGGGAGACCTCCGCCTTGCTCTGCTTGCCGTCGTCGAGCAGCGTCTTGATGCGCTCGCTGCGCTTCTTCTGGCGTGTGATGCGCTCCTCGGGGCTCGCCGTCGGGGAGTCTTCGGCGAGCAGGTCCTCGCCGGTCTCCTTCTCCTTTTCGTCATCGGAGAAGGGGATGGCGCTGGATACGCCGTCCGGGTCGCCTTGCATGTAGTCACTCATTGAACGATCTCCCAATCCTCGGCGAGCAAGTCCGTTTGCGAGCAGAGCCACGGGACGAACTCGCCGCCTGCGGTCCGCATCATGATGTAGGGCAGGAACTTGCAGACGGTCCCGAGCTGTAGCCCCGTGGCGTCCGCCGTGTTCTGGTTGATCGGGATGCCGTCCGGGTACCCCTTCTGATAGGCGACCCACATCCCTTTGCCGTTCCAGCCGGTGCGGCGCACCTTGTTGCCGTTACGCATCGCTTCAACGGCCCAGCCAATGTCTCTATGTCCCATGATCCTCACCAGGTGTCGTTCACGTACACCGATTGCTTTTTCCGCGTGTCGACCGAGCCGTCTTCCAGAACGCGCCCGATCTGGTGGCTGTAGAAGCCCTCGCCGCCCACGTCGACCATGCGCTTGTCGCCTTTCATGATCTGCTCTGCCAGGGTCTCGCTGCCGGCGAGATCCGCGTCCCGCATCACGAGGTAGAACATGTCCTCCTTTTCGAGGCTGTCGCAGCGGCGCGCGAACGGCACATTCTTGTTCGTGGTCACGATGTGGCCGAGCTCGATGCCGTGGCTCATGAGACGGTCGGCAGCGGTCAGGCCCGCGCTGATGAGCACACCGCGGTGCCCTTCCTGTAGGTCCTTCATCTTGGTCTGCGTCGGGCGCACGAGGAACGTCGAGCCCGCCAGCCTGTCGTCTCCGTCGAACGGGTCGATGGGGAAGACGAAGATGCGATCGAAACAGGCCTGGCTCTTGAAGAAGGCATCCGTGATGCCGTACTTGAGGCGCTGCGTTTCGAGCAGCGGCGGCAGGCCGAGCCCGCCCGGCGGGCTCATCTTGGCCTTGATGAGCTCGGTGCGCTTGATGGCCCGGTCCCGCTCGAAGTCGCGAAACAGCGGTTGGCTCTTGGCTAGCTCCTGGTCCATCTCGGACCATGCCGACTTCTTCTCCGGCTCTTTGATCTCGGGGAAGCTGTAGATGGGGGCTTCTTTCATTTCAAAAATTCCTTGATGAATTGCCCCGCGTCGTTGTTCAGCGCGCGAATCGCGACGAGCAAGCGCCCGCATAGCTCCGCCTCGTGGGCGAGGATGCGGACCGGGGTGTAGTCGGTGTGGTTGGAGTCGGCGGTGGCCCAGGCGTGCGCCTGCTGCAGCTTCTCTTGCCGGAGCTGGATCAGGTACTGCTCGAACAGCCCGAGCTCGCGCATGTCAGCAGACAACCGCGCCGCCGCCGCCGGTGAAGGGGTAAGTCTTGAGCCAATCGATCGGCGGGGTCGCCGGGGCGGGCTGCGGCACCTCGGGTTTCATGTGCTGGAACACGAGCTGCAGGTGCTCGCGAACACATTGGCTCTGCTGCGCGCTGAACGGTATCGCGCCCGATTGCCCCTTGGGGTCCAGGATCTCGAAGTAGCCCTGTAGCCAGTAGACGAAGTCGCGTGAGGTCATAGGAGCTTTCCCCCGTGCCGCACGGGGCGGAGCTGGTTGTAGCCGTGCTTGATCTTCACGGCCTGGTCGAGGTCGACCTTCATCGCGCCGCACAGGTCGAACACGCGCAGCAGAATGTCCGCCAGCTCGATGGGGAGCCCGACGGGCTTGCCCTTGCTGTCGTAGGAGATGGTGGTGTTGTCGTCGCGCACGTCTTCTAGCGCCTCGCTCACCTCGCTGTGAATGAGAGCTAGCTGTGCCGCTGCCCAGAGAGGGAACGGGTCAACCCCGTCCTGTTCGTGCCAGCCCTTGTTCTTGGCTACGGCGTAGGCGTTGTCGCGCCATTCATTGAGGTTCATGCTGCCCTCGGGGGTGGGGGTTGTTGCGGGGGTTGCTGCGGCGGCTTCGGCTGCCCGTTGTTGTTCGCGGGCTTACCGGGAGGCCCAGGCGGTTGCGCACCCGGGCCCCCCGGTGGCGCCATGCCCGGAGGCATCGGTGGGGGCGCGGGCGGGCTGGTTGGAACACCAAACTGTTGCGGCGCCTGCGGCGGGGCCCCGAGCAAGCTGATGAGGTCGTAGCGATTGCGGGCTTCCAGGCTCTTGCTGATTACGGCGTGCTTGAAGGCGTAATTGGCAGCGAGCTCGGGCACCGCGTTCGGCATCTGCACGAGCGCGTCCGCTTCGCTGATGCGTTGGGACGTGCTCGTGAACTTCAGGTCAGCGCTGATTTCCACGTCGTAGGGGCGGTCGTACATCTCGCGGCCCACGCTGAACGTCTGCCGCCCGAGCGGGCCGAGCGAGGGGTCGTGGTTGTTGACGGAGAAGAACTCGGCGTCGTCGAGGAAGATGGCGTTGAGCGCGGCGTTGTTCTCCAGCACCTGCGACAGAAAGTCCGCGTACTTGCCTGTGGGTACGCTGAGCATCTTGGTCGCCTGCTCGATGCGGGAGCTGAGGCCCGAGGCTGTTTCACCGCTCTTGCCCGCTTCGCCGGACAGCACCTCGGGGGTATTGGAGACGCTGTTGGCGAACTTGGTCAGCATCTCGATCAGCTGGATCAGCTGCGGGTTGGCTTCCCCGAAGTCGAGCGGCAGCACGTCCCGCGACAGGTCCGTCGCGTTCAGCATCTTGTGCATCTTGCCCGGCTCGATCGTGAACTTCTCCTCGAACCGCACGTCGCCCTTGACCAGGAACTGCTTGAAGTTGGCGAGAAACGCCTGGTCGATGAAGGCGCTGAGGCCCACGTTCGCGGCCTTGTTCTGCGCGGCGTGGATACTGCCCGTGCCGAGGCCGAGCACGCCTTGAATCGGCTCGATGTTGACCCCGTGCGCGAACATCTGAATGGGCCGCATCTCCGGCGGCCGGGGCTTGGCGTTCGGGTCGCCCTTCATCCAATCCGGCATCTGTGGCGCGGGCGGGGGCGGCATCTCCTCGATGGCCCGGGCCATGGCGATGCCCTGGGTCGGGCCCTCGCCCTCCGGGTCCATGCTGTGCGCCATGGCCAGCGCCGAGCGCCGCGTCTCTTCCTGCTCCTGCTGAAACGCCTGCAGCTCCTGTTGCGCGGCCTGGAACTGCTGTAGCTGCTTCGTCTCGAACTCGAAGCGCCGCTTGTCGTACGGGTCGACCCGCTCGTGGATGTTGAGTGAGAGCACCGTCTGCGTCTGGTGGTCGATGATGACCTTGCAGTAGCGATCGCGCGGCTCCTGCTCCTCCTCGCCCTCCTTGGGCGCAGTCGACGGTGGCAGGTTCAGCCAGCCCTCGTACTGGATGATCTTGTACTGCGTGGACTTGTAGGAGGAGCTGTCGACGCCGAGGCTCTTGTCCACGACCTCGCGCAGCTCCTGGGTGAGGTTGCCCTCGTCCCATGCGGGGGGCAGGCTCTTGAGCGTGGTTGCGACGTCTTCCCACGCGCTCGCCTGCTTGCGGAGCTCGTGGGCGTCCATGAACAGGATTTTGGCGACCCAGGACACATCCGAGTAGTCCGGCATGGTCGAGATGTGAGCCGAGGCGCACACGAACTCGTTCGCGGTCAGCACCTCGTGCCGGTTGTAGCGGCGCTGCGGGTCCCAATAGGAGTGGCAGGTAACGTCGCCGAACAGGTCGAAGCAGAGCAGGCCCCGGTGCCCGAGCTGGCGCTTGAAGTCCTTGATGCGCTTTCGGATCTGCCAGTTGCCGTGCAGGCTGAGGATCTTCGCCGTGTGCTCGTCATCGGGCCCGATGGGGGTCACGCCGAACACGCTCGTCCAGTTGCCAAACAGCTCGTACGCTTGGCGGCTGGTCATGCGCACCGTGTTCTCCATCAGGATGGGCACGTGCGCGTTGGCCATCTTGTCGAAGGGTGGGCCCTTGTCGTCGAGCACGCCGGAGAAGAGCTTCCAGATCTCCGCCATCTTCTTGCGGTACTTGTCTTGGGCTTCCCAAGCCGTCTCGAAGTCCGTGATGCATTTTTCGCCCAAGCGCTTGAGCGCGGCGCGGCCCTCGGGGTGCGCCTTGAACTCGGTCACGAGATTGACCGCGTCCTCGTCATACCCGAAGGGCTCTTCGCTCTTGGTCTCTTGCCCGAGCTCAAAGAGGCTCACCTCGGTGTCCTCGTTCTCGGGCCTGTCTTCACGTGCCATCGCGTTCCTTCATTGCTTTGGTGATCCAGGCAGGCGTTTCCTGCAGAAACGGCCACTCGGTATCCACCGCCTTGCGGTAGGCGTCGAGGACCTCGCCGCGGGTGAGTGGCTTCACCTTCGTGCCGCGACCTTCCCGGATCTCCTTCAGGTACGCTTCGCGTCGCGCCGCGCGCTCCGGGTCGTTCCAGTATCCCTTGGGCTCGTCACTCATATGTCGTCCGCGCAATTCTGCTGACACGCTTCGCAGCAGTGGCAGCGGTGGTCGGGGTTCTCATTGACTTGAGTGTGGTATGGGCAGGGGTGCTCGTCCTCACTCCGGCGGTTGGGTTTGGCGCGGATGAGACAGAGGTGCCCACCGCACGAGGTGAGCGTGCGCACGTTACCGAGCCCGACGGCGGCCTTGCGTGCGGTCACTGAGGCCCTTGTCTCAATGGGTTGCGGGTGACCGGGTGTTTGATGCATGTCTCGACCACGGGCGCGGTCGCGTCGATGCGCGCGTCGGCGATGACGCACGTCGCGATGGTTGCACTCATCAAGACGATGAAGCCCATGATGGTCAACACCCAGCGGAGCTCGTCACTCATCTCGGCATCACCGTGTTGAGGAACAGGAAGGTGAGCCCGGAGCCCGCGACCAACCCCGCCACGAACACGAGCAGCAGCATCACGATCCGTACCCGAATCCGCTCGCCTTGGCGGGACGCTGATCGTCGTTGTCGTTGTCGGGCAGGTCGAACTCGTGTTGCTCCATGAAGATGCTCCCGAATCCGCGCGATGCGCGCGCGCTGGCGTAGGCGTGCATGTCGAACCAGTGCTTGAGCGGGCTCTTCTTGTCGGGCACGGTGGAGTCGTTTTCGTCGACCCCGATGCTGGCGAACATCTCTTGGCTCTTCTTGCAATCGCGGAATAGGACGAGTCCTGGCTGCTTGTCGCGGTCGTGGTCGCGCAGCCGCGCCGCGATGCGCTCGGCGTTGCGTGAGATGCTGGCCTTGTCCGCGGCTTGCCAGTAGACGCCGTAATGCGCGAAGGCCTCCGCCTTACTGCGACCGGAGTCGCCGCGCTCTTCCCAGAGTTGCGTGTCTGCAACACCGGTAATGCGGCTCATGTTCTTCCTCTTGTTCCAGAAGCCAAAGCGCTTCTCGATGTCGACCACGCGCTTGGCGACCTCCTCGTCCTTCATCAGGCGGAAGTTGAACTCGTAGAACTGGTAGAGGTTCTCATCCGGGTCCATCGCGAACCAGCCGATGACGCCCGGGGCCTTGAAGCCCCAGTCCATGCTACGGAACTTGGGCCAGTCGCGCGGGATCTTGAACGGGTCGATGACGTGAACGGCCGGGTTGTAGTCGTCCTCGAAATAGCCGCCTTCTACGCTGTCCCAATCACCGTAGAGGTAGCGGGCCCGCATGTGCGACGGCTTGCTGAGCAAACGGAGCTCGTACTGCGCGACGAAATCCTTGTCGGGGTTGTCGCGGAGCAGAGCCGGCAGGAACAGCCGCGTGCGGTAGGAATTGGTGCCCGTGCGCGGGTTGAAGACCTTTTGGCGCAGAACCACGTTGCCCTTGGGCTCCGGCGTCACGAATCTGTCCTTGAGCCAGCCTGGCGCCGGGTTGCTCATGAGCCGTGTGCGTAGGAGCAGCATCAGCACCGGATCGGCGGAGCGAACACGGGCGTCGAGCTCGTCGAGCTGAAATTCCTCGAACTGGTAGGCTTCGTCGAGGCCCAGGTGCGTGTACTGCTTGCTGAGGTAGTCCTGGTGGCTGTCCTTCTCGCGACAGTGCCCAAACGTCATCTTGTAGCCGCTAGAGAACGTCCAGCAGTGCCGTTCCCGCGAATAGACCGCGTCCGGGTCGAACTTCGGGAACATGCGCATGGCGCGGTCGATGTTTTCGAGCAATTGCGGCATCGATCGGCGCAGATGCAGCGCGTGGCCCTCGGATTCGCCCCGGCGGATGGGATGCTTGCGGCAGAGGTCAGCGAGAGCGGGCGGGAGCTCGTCGAGGAGCTGTCCCGTGGCGCGCGCGTGCTCCACGACCGCCTGGGTGACGATCGGGTCCCACAGCAGCGTGAGGCTCTTGCCGGGACCGGCGGATCCGCCCCCGAGGACCTCATCGCACGTCGTTTGGTGGAACTTGGTGCTCCACTCCGACGGTGTATAAATGGACCTGTCCAATTCGCGGCCCCCGTAGCCACGATGCCTCTGATAGTCTAGGACTATCGAAAAGCGGGGCTAGTCCACGCTGTCGGGAGGGCGGAGCTCGCGTCGGCTGAGGTAGGACAAGACGGCGAGCACGAGATCGGAGTCGTAGGGCTCGTCCGAGAGCTTCGGGGCTTCCCAGAACTTGAGCGGCTCGTTGCGTTCGTAGGCGCGGAGGGCCTTGTCGGCGTAGAGCGCGATCAGGAACTTCTCCTCGGCTCGGAGCGGCACCGGCGCGGGCTCGGCGCTCACCCAGTGCTCGGACTTGGCGGCCATGCGCCGTTCGCCCCGATCGTGGTAGACGATGCGCTTCTCCGGGGCTTCTGCGCCCGGCAGGATCACCTCTTCGACGGTGCCGACCATGCCGTCGTCGAGGCGCATCACGCGCATCCCGAGTTTCACAGCCCGAGAGCCTCTGCGGCCTCGATGGCCTCGCTGAAAACGTCGGCGTCGTATGCCTGAGAGGCCACAAACTCGTTTCCTAGGCCAAGGCTCTCAGCGGCGCCGCAGATGAGCCAAACAGTTGGCCAGGTGGTGCGCGGTTGTGGGAAAACGAAGCCCCCGGTCACGATCGCGCGGATCTCTTTTTCGAGCGGCCCCATCACTCCTCCAAATCCCGGACTTCGTAGACGACGGGCCCCGGATGCTCGCGAGATGTCGGTGCCGGCAGTCCGATCTTCACGTTGAGGGTGTTTTGGGTCACATTCAAGCGATGTTGGCGCCCGCGACTGATGCCGGTGATGAGTTTGCCGGCGAGAGTGACGGCAGACGGGGCGAGGCTCTGCGGCAACCACCCCGCTTTGGCGACGGCGAGCCGTTTGAGCGCCGCATCGACGCCGAATCGCTCGATCCAGTCGCGCGGGGGCTCGACCTGGTTGGGAAGGACCTCGTGAAACGACAGAAACGCCGAGACGACCCCGCTCGCCTGCTCCAAAACCTCGTTTTCGAGCTGTTCGATGCGGGCCAGACGGGCTTCTTTGGCCTTTTCGTCCTTCAGCTCCCTCCGGAGCATGACTCCCTCGTACATGGAGAGACATAATGGCACGCGGGCCGGACGAAGACGAGCGATTGATGCTGCCCGAGCGTTCAGTGGCGCGGGGCACCAAGGTATTCATCCAGGAACTGGCGCTTTACCTGCATGCGAGCAGCGCCACTCTGCGGCAAACGGCGCGAAGGTGGGGGATTCTGCACTCGGTGACGCGCGGCCCCTGCGTTCCGCCCATCGATTACGTGACGGAGCAGGGGGCTTTGCGCCTCATCGTGGCGACGCGAGCCAAACAGGGCGGGCTTTACCAGAAGGGCGAGCAGTTTCACGAGTGGCGGCTGCGGGAAACGCTGTGGACGCGAGCGTACAAGGCAAAGAAACGAGCCAAACGCAAGGCTGAACAGGTGGCACTGGTCACACGTTCACAGATAGCCCTTGCAATCCCTCAGGCCGGGACAGAAGATGACTCCCGCGGAGTCTGCGAAGCAGGAGGAATCGGAATCGCGGAAACACCGGCGGTGTCCACCTAGCTCTGGGTGTGGTAGGAGGGCGATTCCTGCAGGCGAAAGGTCGCGCACAGCCAACCTCCGGACCCGGCGCCTTCGGGCATAATGGGGACGCTATAGGGGGTGTCGCCAGGCGGCGCCTGCGGGAACCAACTTGGAGGGCTAGTGGGACACGAAGAGGGAGCCGACGGTCTCGTATACGTGCCGCAAGACGCTGCCGCGTACGAGAGGATGGTCCGGTTCTTCTCGAACTGTGGGTCACGAGAGGAGTTGCAGGTTGCAATGCTCGTCTACTTCACGGATCTGAGCTATCCGCGCCCGGATCTGCTGATGGCGATACGCGAGACGTGCAAGGCCAAGGGGTGGCCCCTGTGGTGAAGCGCAATCCGCTCTGGCATACCGATCACGTCAGGGTGCAGTCCCTCGGGCATGCGTACCGCCTGTTCTGCGAACACTGCGGCAGCGAGTACGTCTGGGCGCTGGAGCCTCCCATTCCCATCGACGTATTCATCGCGGGCCTGAACGCTTGGGGCAAGAGTCACCGCGATTGCCGCAATCGGAAGCTCGATGAGGCGAGGGCGGGACTGCTGTCACTGCTCGACCATCGCGGCATGCAGCTCTACGCCCAGGAGCTCGACGAGGGGATGGCGGAGTTTCACGCGCGACAGGATGCACGCAACGAGCTGCTCGCTGTGCTCATCGTGCGGATGCTGGAGCTGTCGTTCCCCCGGGTGAGTGGCGACAGCCCCCGTTTAGCGGGCGGCGCTGGGTGATTTTGAAAATTTAGAGGGGCTGTTGTTCCGGCGGGCCCTTGCCTACGGCGTGAGATCAGGAGGGGAGCGCCCGGGCATAATTCAGTCCCGGGTATGTGCGCGTCGCACTCCTCCTTGCGCGCATCACGCCGCAATCTGGCTCGGGCATGGTCGACAGCCCCGATTGCGGGATAGCGCATTTCGGCCGACGGGGTCCCTGATTTTGGGGTGATCTATCTGGGACGGCGGGGGGCGATCGCGCTCCCCGGATTCGGGCCGGGGGGGTACCCGGTGGGCGTCCCGGGGAACGGCGGCAAACGGCGCCAAAACAGCGTTCAGTGCCCCGAAATGCAGCTGCGGCCTGTTCAGTGCCAGCCGTTCAGCTGTCGGCTCGTTCAGTGTCCCGGAAACACGGGCGCCAAGCGCGCAGTGTCCCGTTTCGGCGGGCAAAACGCGCCTCGCCCTAATTGAGGCCTGGCACGTAGCTACCGGGGCGCTAAGCTAGTGGTGGGGGGTCGGTGTCGCGCAAACGGGCGCCGCCCAATTCAGCCCCCGTTCGCTCCCCCCTAATCCCCCCTAACCCCCTACACTGGTCATACCATCATGCCATACCTCAGCTATCCTGGTCAACCGGCCGCCCTCACCGTGGCCGCCCTCTTCTCTCGCGCCAATTGGTTCCGCTCGCTTGCCCGGGCGAGCCGCTGCCCCGCTCGCCGCTCCGACCTCCGCGTGCGAGCCGCGCTTGCTCTGAGCTACGCCCGCCGGGCCGTAGAGCGGGGGGCGCGCTAACGACCGGACCAGTCGCTCCGCGCAATCGGAGCGGCGAGTCTGGCCGCAAGTGGCCACCTAACAAGAGAGACCTCCGATGATTCGCGCCTTAGACCTCAACGACCCGAAAGTGACCGTTATCGTGCAAGGCGAGGACCTTCGCACAGCCACCGCGCTGGCTTGCCTGATTCGCGCAAACAAGATGCAAGCGCGCGTCGTCAAGCGCTTGCCCGGCACCGACTGGTTCCACGTGGCTGTGCGCACGACGCACCTTGCCCGGGCAGAGAAGCTAGTCGCGACCTTCAAGGCCGGCATGCGTGAGGCGCTGGACGCTCACTACAACCGCCCTCAAAACGTGGCCGCTGAACTGAGCGGCGCACCGTTGCCCGAACCGGGCGAGACGGGCGTCTCTTACACACACCCGGCCGACGATATCGGCTCCGACGCCGCCTGGTAACCGCCCGCCCACACCGCCCGTCGCTGCAATCGCGGCAACGGGCGGTAGGGTGCGCCACTATCGGACACCGCAACCGGGGCGACGCTAAGCGCCCCATCGGAGCAATCATGACCTTTCGACAAGTCACTTTCGCGCCTGGTTCCGACCAGTCGCGCAACGTTCTCGCCGCGCTTGACGCCGCCAAGATCAACTTCACGCCGGTGCTCGCGCCCGTGTTTATCGAGGACGCTGACTCGCTTGGCGGTATCCGAGCCGTTGAAGGCCGGTTCGCTTGCAAGCATCCGGCGACCGGGCGCATCTTCGATGTGGTTGGGTCCGGCTACGAGCCGGTGGGCGCAAGTGAGGCGCTCAACTGGATCCAGCCGCTCGTTGACGCGGGGCAGGCGGAGATCATCTCCGCGGGCAGCACGGGGGGCGGCGCGCGTGTGTACGTGCAAGCGCGCTTGACCGATTCCGAGGTCGACGTCGTGCGCGGGGATAGCATCTTCGCCAGCGTCAACTTCGCTACGGGGCACGACGGTACCCTGCCAGCGTGCGCTGGCAACAGCTCGGTCCGCGTCGTGTGTCAAAACACAATGGCGGCCATGGCCCGGTCGCTCTTGTTTCGCGCCCGTCACACCCGCAACGTGCGCGACATCCTCGATAAGGCGGCCGTCGCGTTTGCCGAGCAACGCAAGCTGACGCGTGACCAGGCCGATTCGTTCCGCCGTATGGCTAAGCGCAAGTTGGACGATAAGGCTCTAGTCAAGTTCGTTCGCGAGACGCTTGCGCCCGGTGCCGGCGCGGACCCTGAGATGATCGTGCGCGGCGTCGACCGGATTGTCGAGCTGGCGCATGAGGCACCCGGGGCGACGCCCGGCACGCTATGGGGCGGCTTGAACGCCGTGACCTATTGGGCGACGCATGAACGCGGCCGCTCGGATGATGCGCGCATGGACGCCAACCTGTTCGGCAAAGGCACGCAACTAATCGGGCGGGCTATCGAGGTCGCGACCGTGTTCGCGGAGCACCTGCCCTTGAACGAGCTGGCGCGCGAGTCGTACGCAAACCACGCGACGGCCGCCGCGGAACTAGGCTTGCTGCTCGGCAAGCCCGCTCGCCTCCCCTTCGAACAAGAGCAGGCCTAAGCGTCGCGCATGGCGGGCCCTAGCAATCGCGCTAGGGCCCGCAAGCGCGGCACTCACGCCGTAATTGACAGGGAGTAGAGAGATGACACGATCCGGTCCCGCTGCCCTCCGGGGCTTCATCGCACGCGAGCAGGCTGACGTGCGCGCCAAGCGCGTCGCGGTGTACGAGAAGCTCTGGGCCGACCCGTTATACGTCCGCCGGCACAACCGGAAGGATGCTTACAACCGGGCGTTGTCAATGGCTGAGTGCTACGGCCCGGCCGACCCGGTGGAGCTTGCCCGTTTGACGGCCCGTTTCAAGGCCGCGAACCGCCGGGTGCTCCGGATGGAGCAGGCCGCCCTTGAAGCGGCCGGCTTCAAGTTCTAGGCTCGCCGCCGGCCGTGCAGGATTGCTCCGAACGCGGCCATGGGGAGCAGGCCTGCTTAGCGGTTTCGGCCTGCTCCCCACCTATGCGGCAATTGCGGCTAGCGTGTCTCACACTGCAACGTAATTCGCTCGCTCAAACCGCCTGCTCCCCTTGTCCACTAGCTACCGGGGGGCTAACATAGACCCTAGGCGCTGGCCTGTCGCGGCGCCGCACCCCACCCTAACAGAGGTTCCCATGATCGAAGTCACTGCAGAGTATGTCCAGATCTCCCTTCCCGTCGCGGCCGCGCTGCTCGCGTTCGCGAGTAAGGATGATACTCGCCCACACCTTGGAATCGGGATAGATGGCGCGTACCTGTGCGCCACGGATGGGCACCGGGGCGTGCAATTCCCGCTCACCGGCGCTGTCTCGATTCACCACGGTAAGGTCTGGAGTCACGCGCACGTGGAGACCCTGCTCAAGGTCGCGAAAGCGCGCAAGCAGCCAGCCATTGCGCTCGCTTTCGCCGATTGCTTGGCGGGCCAGAAGTTCCCACCGTTCGCTCAAGTCATCCCGGACTATGGGATGGAGGCCACGAAACCGGTCGGCTTCAACCCCACCTACTTCGCTGACCTTGGCAAGGTCTGCAAAGCGTGCGGCGTCGTGGGCGCCAAGATGACCAGTGCTCGGGACCCGCGCGACCCGGTGCTCTTTACCATCGGAGACAAGGGGCTGACTGCGCGCGCCGTGGTCATGCCGATGAATATCTGAGGCTTCCGGTGGGCGCCGCGACTGGTAACGGTCGCGACACCCGCCGGGCACTTCAGCCCATTCTAACAGAGAGACAGAATGACTAACGCACAACTATCGCTCGCGCTCGCGCAAGTCGCGGCGCTCGCGGACGCCGTCGCTCGCAGGGATGCAAAGCTCGCAGAGCAGGCCCGCCGCACCCTGAACGAGCTTTGTGAGGGATGGAATGGCCTGCAAAGCTACCCGCCCGCCGTGCGGGACGCGCTCCGCGCTTGTAACCTTCACACCACGCCGGTGGGACCCAAATGACCAGTCGTTACACCCCGGAGGAACGCAGTGCCATTGCGGACGCGCAGACACTCGTGGATCGGCTTTCGGCCAAGAGAAACCGTTCCAGAGATCCATTCGAGCAGCGCCGGCTCGACGAGGACGCTGACGGGCTGGTTACGGCCAAGCTCTCTTTAGAGGCTGCTCCCGGTGACGCGGATGAACTACGCCTACTCAGAGCACGAATCAAGGAGCTCGACAACCGCTGGTTTTCCAAGCCCAATAAAGGCCGAAGCGGGAGTGGATCATGATCACGCTACGCAAGCTCACGCGGGCCGAAGTCGACTTCATTGTCGCAATCGAGCCGGAGAATATGCCCGTCGTAGGGGCATTCGATGACTCCCGAGACACGGCGGATATCCTGGAGCGCCTCAGTCGGGGCGAGACAGAGGCCTGGTGCACGGTCAAGGTCACGGCCCGGTGGGCCTCCTTTACCGCGGTCGATTACCTCGGCGGATGCTCGCTCGACACGCGCTACACGGCGGCCGTTGCCGCGGAGGAACATGGGATGCATGAGGAGGCTCTAGCGCGCCTGAACCAGGCGCTAGCGGACGTCGCCACGGCCCTATCGCCCTTGGAGCAGGGCCCGATCGTGATCCTCACGGAGCAGGGCCTAACTTGGAGCCGGCAATGAAGCGCGTGACGGAAAAGACGCTGGAGACGATCGCGGCTATGCTGGGGACGGCGCGCGAGATCGTCGCGGAACTGGAGTCCGGCGAGACGGTGGAGACCCAAAGCGACGGGGAGTTTGCGATTGCCCGTGCGCGCACGCTGGCGCGCACGTTGATGCTGCCCGATACTAACCGGGGGAAGCTATGATCACTCTGCTCCTACTCATGCTCGCGTGCGTGGCCCTGGTGCTCGCGATCATCCTAATCCCCCTGGTGATTGCCGCGTTCTTCCAAATGCTGCCCTACCTGATCGTGCTCGCAGTGCTCTATTGGGTGCTGTTCTGAACCCCATCCCCGCAAACAGGAGAATCCCCCGATGACCACAGTCCACTTCTACGACGCCACCGGTACGCGCATCGTGCGCACCGTCAGCTATCGCTCGCCGGCCCTCGCCCGTGCAGCCCTCAGAAGGGCGGCGAAACGCGGACAGATCGCCGCGTACGCGCATACGCGCCAGGCGAGCGACCCGCCCACCGTCCATCACTGAAGCGCCACGATACCGGTCGGGCCCGCCTGCTAAACGCGGCGGGCCGTGCCGGCAATCGTGCCCCTAAACAGGAGAATCTATGTCTGCATTCATGTGTTCCGAACGCCACTTGACCGTGCTTGCCGCCTACGCCGTGCGGCGCTGCTATGACGCCTTGCCCATGAAGGCCGCCCTGCTTGGCGCAATCATGGCCTTGAGCGAGCGCGACACCGTGGCGGTGCATGAGGCGCTCGCCGAGTGGTTGCAGAACGAGCTCGACAACGCGGATCCGGACGCGGACGCGACGGAGACCATGCGCGAGCGCGCGACGGTCGTGGCCGCCGTGGTGGCCGCGTGTGAGGCGGCCACATGATCTACCGAGTCGCACCCGAGTCGGACCCGGGGGATTTCTACGCCGCGGGGTACGACGGCAATGAGTTTTTCACGCGCGCTGAAGCGGAGCGCGCGATCGTGGCGCTGGTCTCCATGCGCGGCGAATGGGATATCGCCTGGGTCGTTGTCGAGGGCGAGCCATGAGGGGCATGGTCGTAGGTGTCCTACTCACAATCGCGGTGAATCTGCTCGGATGGGAGACGGTGGAGGCAGGACTAGACTGCTTGCGTTCCGTGTCCGTTCGGGCTTACGAGCTCGCGGAGCGGCAGAGCGCCCAGGTGCGGGCGGACGCCAAGCGGCGCCATGAGACGTGGCGCAGGGAGCTGAAGTGATCAAAACGGTGAGGGGGGCCTTGAAGGCGATTGCCGAGACGCGGAACGTGGACGAGCTGAACCGGCTGATGGACGCGCTCGCCCGGACGCTCACTCAGCCCGACGTGTGCGACTTCATCCCCCGCGCAGTGGAGGTGCAGCGCCGGAGCCTGCTCTCCCCGACCTTCGACCGGGGCTCGCCGGAGCCTACGGAGCGCCAGGAAGCGTTTTTGGACGCCATAGCCACCCTCGGGCGGGACCCGGAGGGGAACGCCCCCACCATGGCCGCAATCGGGCGAGAGCTGGGTATCGGGCGGCACGGGACCCGGCCGCAGCTGGAGTCGCTAGAGCGCAAGGGCCTCGTCCGGCGGGTACCCATCGTGATAACCGCCGGCTGGGAGCTCACTCCCCTCGGGGAGACGGCACGTAAGCAGAAACAGGAGGAATGATGGCAGTGATCGTGGAAGCTAAAGGCGATTGGGGTGGTCAGGTGTCGGACACTTGGCGCCCGGCGATTGGCGACGGCGCCGATCCGGATGAAGCGACGTTCGAATTCGTGGATAACGCCGCGCTCAGTCTCCAGATCTTGGCGAAGCAGGCCAAGCAGGCCCGAGCCCGGGTGCTGTTCCGCCTCCGGGACCTCGAGACAGGGGAGGCGAGCGAGGACCCGCCTCCCGTGCGAGACTGACGGCGGGCCCCCTGGCAGGCTACGACTGGCCTCCGGTTTGCCAGGGGGCCTCGATTAGTCGGCTCATTTGCCGCGTTCCTCGGGGGTCCGGTTGTCGAACATGACCGGGCGCGGGGCGTTGGCTGGGTAAAAGCTCTGGATGGTCTCCACTAGCGCTTCATCCGTCTCGCCGAATACGATGCAGAGATGCGGGACGCCGTGACTGGCGGGGAGGCAGTAGCGGTGCCCCGCCATGATGGTTTCGAGCTCGCGCCGGGGAATGCCGAGCACGATGTTGCCCTTGTTGTCCATGATGCGGACCATTACACGCGCTCCGCGCTGAACGTCTCGCCCGTGGGCATGTTGGCCCGCTTCAGCTGTTCGAGTGTGGCGAAGTTCCGCGCCGCCATGACCCCTTGCACGTACCCGAGCCAACGGTTGGCCTTCTCAACCTTGCTCACATCGTGGAAGTCCCGGGCCTGCCAGAGCATCCAATTGAGGTGCGCGACCTCGGTCGGGTCGTGGGGTTTGCGCTCGGCTGCGCAGTCGCCCGTGGCGGCAATCAGCAGGCTGAGGGTCGCGGCTACGGCTTGAGCGAACTGATCCTTGTCCATGTGTGTTCCTTCTGTCTACGGGGTGGACGCGCCGGGACTCGAACCCGGATCCATCGGTGGCTTATTACCTGCTCGTCCCTTGAGCTACGCGCCCGGGTGGTCTTCTCAGTCGCTCAAGCGCCGTTTGAGTTCTTGGGCCACGACGGCACGGATGTAGGCTTCGAGCCCTTCGAAGCGCACGACGAGCTCGGGGGCCTTGGGGTCGGCGCCGCTCGCTCGGGGGGCGACCGAGGGAAGGGTCCGTTGGGCCGCGGGGGCCTCGAAGGCTCGCTCGGAGGAGACGGGCCCACTGCGCTTCACCCGCGCGCCGTAGGTCTTCACCCATTTGCCGACGGCGCTCACGGAGACGCCTATTTCGCGCGCAATTGTCTTGTGTGACACGCCTTGGTGGATGATGCGCGAGACGCTCTCGCGCTGGGTGTCGGGATCCGTCCAGGTGCGTGTCTTGCGCTTCTTCCTGGGTGCCATGTCAGCTTCCCCCAATTGCGGCGTGGGCTGTTCCGTGTCCGGCGGCGGCGCTTGCGTAGCGGGCTCGGGCGGAAGTAGCTCGGCGGGGGGCGGGACGTAGTAGATGGGTTCGGGGGGGCTCGGGGGCTCGGGGGGTGGAGCGGAGTTGCCGGGGCGCTCCAAGCGAATCAAGGCGACGGGCGCGTGCAAGGTGGGGGTCTCCACCCGGCGTCGCTGGTGGGGCGGGGTGCGCGGCGGCAAGACGGTCGTGTTGATGCGCTCTTCGGGTTGCTCGACATAGCCCCGGTCGGGTCGGGACGGCGGCGGGCGCCGCTCGACGCCTTCGGCTCGCAATTGCGCGCGCCAGTCGGCGCCCTTGGCGCTGAGCGCGTCTCCAAGCGTGGTCAGTGGCTTCATAGGGTACTCTCATTGAGTCGTCGCTCTTCTGTTTGGGGTTTTCAGTTGGGCCCATGGTCGCCGTAATTGGCGGCGTCGTGATCTTCTTCGCAGGAAAACACGCGCGCCAGGTTGTTGCGCGCGTGGTTCAGCAGGTCGTAGGCGGCTTCGATTTTGCCGCTGGCGACGCCACACAGAAACGTGTGCGGGCCTGCTCCGGGGCCTTCGGCCTCGTGGTAAGCGCGGCCGAGGTTCATGGTTTCGAGGTCGAGCTCGCGCAATTCGGTGGCGATGGTGGCGAGCTTGCGAAGGAGCTTTGGCTTCGGCCCCGAGTTGCGCGCAATCAGGTCGTCAGCGGCGGCTTCGAGCTTTTGTCGCTCCGCTTCTGGGCAGCTCTCGATGAGCTTTTCGATGAGCTCGACGCGTAGCCGGGCGCGGCCTTCCTCCGTCAAGTCGCCGTTCTGGTCGAGCATGCTGGTCACGTCTATTTTGATGAATGCGTCGAGGTGCATATCGGTCGTCTTCACTGCGCTCTCCCTTTCCTTCTCCAGCCGTTTGAGGCAAGCGTCGCCCATCTCTTGGGCCATGGCGTCGATGCGTCGGTTGGCCTCCTCTTCGTCGAGCTCGCCGCTCACCACCAGCGCTTCGATGGTGTCGCAAACGCTGCTCGCCTGGTCGAGCTCTTCGTTCGTCAAGAATTGCCCGATGGCGGCCCTGATACTGTCTCGCGTCCCTCTAGCCACGATTGCCCCTTGTCTCCCCGGGCGGCCCCTCCGCCCCACAGTGGGGCCATCTCGACATGTCGTGGATGTAGGTGTCAATCAGGATTTGAGCGGGGTGAGGTACTCGGAGAGCTTGGATAGGCGCTGCATCATCATACCGGGTGTGTCCATTTCCCACCCGAGCACCAGGGCGCGCACGTCGATCAAGTGCTGGCGGTAGTGCGCGGCGCGCGCGGCGGCGTCTTCGGCGACCTTCACGATGTGTTCGGCGAGCGCGAGCGTTTCGCGCGTTCGCGCGCATTCGTCGCGCACCAGTTGCTGGGTGTCGATGAGCTGCACTTTGAGGGCGGCGTTCCGTTGCTCTAGCCCTTCGTTGTAGAGCTGGATGAGCTCGCGTTGATTAGCGAAGAGCAATAGCTGTCGCTCGTCATATTGATTGAGCTCGGTGCCTGCCCTAGGATGCCGAGCTGCGCCCCCCGCGCCGTCGCTCGGGTCGACACTGGAAAGGTCGTTCTCCTCAAACGACTGAAGGGTGGGGGTGATGGGGGGCGTGTTCACCACGCCACGTATTCCTTGGCGGGGTCGCCGTTGGGGCGGCGCCTGCCGGTGTTGATGTGCTTGTACCAACCCTCCGGATCGCCGTGCCCGTTCCAGCCGACGGCGGCGCGCCAAGCGGCGTCGTGGTCGTGAAAGCACCAATTCTGGTCGAAGGACATCCCCCCGGTGGGTCCCGTCGAGATGCGCAGATTGCCGGCGAGCATGCTCTGCAGCCAGAGCGTGCGGCCGTCGCCCAAGTCGCGACGATAGAACCACCAGGTTTCGCCCCCTGCCTGGTATTCGGCGACGCCCCGAAGCTTGATGGCGTAGAGCGCACGGGCGCTGATGGGCTTCGTCTTGCTTTTAGTCACTCGTTCCTCCTCGTTGCGTAATGCAACACCCCGCCGGGTGACGGCGGCAAACGTGGGAATGGGCCAGAATGGGATCATGGAAACTCAAGCGGTTACAGGAACCGCGCGACAACGCCTCAAAGCCGTGTTCGCGCGGATGGTGGATGAGGCATTGACGCAAATCCTGCGCCTCGGGCAGGAGCTGGCGCGTCTGGCGGTCGACGCGGCGCTGCGCCGATTGGCGGGCAAGCTGAGCGGGTAATTACTCGCAGCCCCACACACAGACGCGGCGCCCTTTGGTGAGCGGGGCGCGCTTGCCGCATTCGGCGCAGGCCCCGATGGGGGCGTCCAGGTTCCCCTGCACCACTTCTCGCACCGCGGCGGGCAGGCGCGCGAGAAACACCTGGTTCAGGGTGTCCAAGTCCGCCCGGTCCCGGCCGTACTTCTGCGCCGTTTGGTAGGCGGCGAGTGAATGGAGCGCGTAGTCGTGCAGGAGCGCGGCGTACTTACCGCGCAATTCCGTGAGCTCCTTCTCTAGCTTCGTGACGTGCACGGCGGCGGCGGCCGCGCCCCCCATGAAGTCTTCGAGGTGCTGCTGGGTGCGAGCGTGTGCGAGACATTCGGCGTGGAGCAGAGCGCCGAGGTCGGGCTTGTCGGCGTCGCTCACGGCTTGCCCTTGCCGAGCTCGGCGTCGATGTGGTCGGCCATCTTTCGGAGCTCGCGGGCGACGCAGCTCATGCCGACGTTGCCTTTCATGCGGGAGACGGTGTGCGCGTCGATTACGGTGGGGTCGTTGGTGGGCTGAGCGTCGATCACGACCAGGGCCACGCCGTCGAAGTGCTGCAGCAGCAGCTCTACCCCGGCGATCGCGAGCTCGTTGTTGTCCTTGGCGCGCCGCGCCCTCTCGTCCGCCGTCTCCGCCCCGGTCTCCCCCTCTGCCCCCTCTTTATCGTTCATGGTGTCTTCCTCGCTTTCGCGCTCAGCGTGAGCCGCGTCTTGGTGATCTTCTCTTCCCGGAGGTAGCCCTTTTCCCGTAGCTTCTTGATTATGTGCTGGACGGCGTTGGGGTAGACCCCGAGCTTGTCCGCCAGATAGCGATGCGTTGGGGGGTTCCCGTGGTCGTCTTGATATCGCCTCCATTCGCCGAGGGCGAGTTTTTCGGCCGTGGTCAATTCCACGTTCTTGATGGGCATTGCCCTAGGCTAGCCCGAAAGCTTGGCCATGCACAAGCTGGTTGGGTCGGGCTCGACCTCGGGGGTGGGTCCAGCTAGACTGGGACCATGTTCCACGCATCCAGCGCGACTGTCGCACACCGCAACACCAAACCGCCGCATTCGTTGCATTATCCCGTGACAAGCTGCCACGCCGTAGCTATGGGGCGGCCATCGGGGCCGGGGTTCGTCATGGGGGCGACACGAGCTCGAAACTGGAGGGACCAGATGGGCGAGGGTGAGGGTGGTGGGCGTGAGGAAGAGCGCGGCGCAGCCAACGACGGGCCCGCGTTCACGTTGAGTCGGGGCCAATTGGCGGAGCTGGTGAGCAAGGCCGTTCAAGTCGCGCTCGCCAAGGGCAGCGGCGCGCCGCTGCTGGTCGACAAGCAGGAGATGGCCCGGCAGCTGTCGTGCTCGGCGGCGCACGTCGACAACTTGCGCAAGCGCGGGCTGCCGGTGGTGAAGGTGGGTGAGGGGGTTCGCTTTGCGCCAGCGCAGGTGCTGGCGTGGTTGCAGAAACAGTAAACAGAAAGAGAAGCGAACCAATGAGTAAGCCGAAAACAGGAGAGGCGCTGCAGTGGCGCAAGCACATGAAGACGTGGGTGGGCCGGGTGCGCGGGTACCCCGAGGGCTGCGCGCGCGGGCGCTGGTTATCGCTCGGCTCCGACAATCGGGGCCTGGCGCAGGCGCGGTATGACCGGTGGCTGGAGACGGGGGTGCCTCCGAAGGAGGCCAACGAAGAGACGTTCGCTCAAGCAGCGGAGCGCATCGTGGACGACATGAGCGAGGAGACGCCGACGGCGGTGAAGAAGAAGAAGGATCGGCGCTACCGGCTGCGCTCGTTTGCGTGCCCGATCATGGGCCACATCGCGATCCCCGCCATCGAGCCCAACCACGTGACGAGCGTGCTCGACAGCATGCCGAAGCTCGGGCTGCTCAAGGGCACCATCCTGAAGACACGTTCGGACATCTCCCGGATCCTGACGGCGCTGCAGCGCGAGGGCGCGATCCTGCTCAACTTCGCCAAGGGGGCGAGTTTGCCGGAGCTGGCGGTGGAGGATGGGCGCCTCCGACAAGTGCTGGTGGACGAGGAGTTCCGGCAGTTGTGGGAATCGCTCGGGTTCGAGAGCGAGCTCGGCATGGCGAGCCTGGTGTGCCGGGAGGTCGCCGGGCACCGGACGAGCGACATTCTGGCGTCGCGCTACGAGCACGTGGATTGGGAGGCCCGGACGTGGAAGGTGCGGCGCCCCAAGACGGACGATGAGGGGGAACTGGTGGTGACCCGGCGGGTCAAGAGCTACGAGTTGGTGGAGCACGCGATTGCCGACCACGTCTACGGGCCCATGCGGGCCTGGTGGCAGGCGCATGGGTGCCCGGCAGAAGGCCCCATGTTCCCGGTGCGCCGGGCGGGGGTAGGTGGCACGGTCAAGCTCAAGGACGGCACCAGCTACGAGCGGCAGGCGAGCTCGGTTGGTGACCACAAGGGCCAAGGCACGAGCTACTGCAAGGCGTTCCGGGCGGCGCTGTGGAAGGCGAAGATCTACCGCCCGATGCCGGGGTTCGATCCGGCAAAGCCCGACAAGAAGTTCTGCCGACTGCAGACGGACACCAAGGAGTCGCGCCGGGCGGACTTCCACTCGGTCCGGCGCCGGTACGTGACGGCCTGCAAGAGCAGCGGCATGAGCACGGCGGACGTGCTGGCGGCGAGCGGCCACACGCAGCTCTCGACCAGCAACCGATACGACGCGGCGCGCCGCATCACGTTGCCCGAGGCGGCCATGGTGGGGGGGAAGAAACCTTCCCCCGAGGCGCCAGCTCCCCTGCCCCCCGCTCCGGCTCCGGCGGTGGACGTGACGGCTCTGGCGACCCAACTGGCCACCCAGATGGCGACCCAGATGATGGCGCAGATGATGGCGCAGATGGCCGCGCTCAGCCCTTCGGTGTCTATCGTAAGCCCTGGGAATTCCGCCCCAATTCGGGGCATTGACCCAGACTCTGGGTCGAAAGCCTCTCCTCACCTCACCCTCGTCTCTTCTAAGTCCGCGTAATCATTGTATCCCCGATTCGATTTGAACGAATGACCTGCGCTTTAGGAATGCATTGGCAGCCAATTTACCGGGCCCAAGTGCGCGTAACCACATGCTCGGTAGTAGCCGTTATGTGTCCTTCAAAGTGCCTTTCGACCCAGACTCTGGGTCGTTCAAATCGCTAGGGCAACTGGGCGCCATGACGGCGTCGACATCAGGGGCCAAGGAGGGCCCCGCCTATGCGACATCAGTTTACATTCATCTTCAGCGAAGTCCTGACCTCCCGTGTCTGGGCGCAACCCGCCACCACCCGCGCCGTCTGGTTGTGGTTCCAGCTCTCCGCCGACCCCGAGGGCTTCGTGCCGGCTACCGTGAGCGGGGTCGCTATCGGTGCCCATGTGAGCGAGTCGGAGGCGAGGGAGGCCATCGCCTTCCTGGAGTCGAAGGACCCTGACGCCAACTTCGACGACCCCACCGACGGGCGCACCATCGAGCGCGTGCCCCGAGGGTGGCGCATCTTCGGGTTCGAGGACAACCGGGCGCGGGCCAAGCGGGAGGGTGAGAAGGCACGCAACCGGCGTTACATGGCAGCCCGACGCGCGGCGAACAAGGCCACACCTGCCAACACGGTTGAGCTCAACGAGCCCGAGAGTGTGGTCGCTGTAACGCCGGACCCCCTGAAGATGGACGTACCCAAATCAGGAACCCAAATCCAAATCCAATCCTCCTCAGAAGGAGGATCCCCCCTACCCCCCGTTGTGGAAGAACGTGCGCAGAGCGCCTACACCGTGCCGTCGAAGGTCATCAAGGAGATCCCTGCTGACTTCGAGCTGGATGACGAGCTGCGCATGGCGGCGAAGGC